AACATCCACGAAAAGGTGGAAGAGCAAAACTCTATTGTAATGAAACTTGCCGAATGAAATGGAGATATAGAAATGATCCTTGTGTTATGAACAGAAACACTTATACTGAACAAAAAGAACGTGCATATTCCAATAAATGGAAAGCACTTCAATATAAAGGTGCTAAGTGTCAAACTTGTGGTGAAGATAGGCCAGCAACTCTATGCTTTCATCATAGAGATCCTTCTCAAAAAGAATTAAAACTTGATGGAAGATCTTTTGCTAATAGGAAATGGGACACTATCAAAGAAGAAGTAGATAAATGTGATCTTCTTTGTCATAACTGCCATCATATATTACATTATGGTGATAGTTGGGGAGAGTTTTTACAAACGCTGGTTTAGCTCTCTGGCGAAAGCACTGCCCTCATAAGGCAAGATAGGTCGGTTCGATCCCGACAACCAGCATCAGACACTTCCCAAAGCGTCCTACTTGACTTTCAAACATCAACACTCTATAATAACAAGGTCAACAATCAAAACAATGACTCTCACTTCTAAATTCAAGAAAGACGTTCAAACCCTTCGCGGTGCAGCAAATGGTGATTTCTACCTTGATGTAAAGAATCCGAAACTCTACAAAAAGGTTCGCCGTTACTATGAAAACGAAGGTGTAGTGTTCTCGGGTGATCCTCTGGATGATTATGAAATGCTTATGGAATATGTTCTTGCCGATCTTGAATCCGTTGAAGTTGCATGACAAAAGTTCTTCTGGAACGTGAAGGATATCGCTTCGTGGAAGCAGGTATCCTTGAAATCAACGGTAAACCTGATTATCGTTTACAGAAACAAAATTACTATACCAAACGCTGGAACGACATTTATCTTTTTGATAATGGTCTTCAATGTACTACCGCTATGGAAGACATTGAGTATGCGAAATGGTTAGATCCAGATAGAGTTCCTTGTTATGTAAGGGATGATGATTAAATAGTCACGGATGGACTTTAACAGCACTGGTCGGGAGCAAACCCCTAATGTCAAAAACAAGTATCTTACGATATCTTGGTAATCTTCTTCTCATTATTGGTTATCAAACTATGTTATGGGGAGATTTTAAATATGGTTTAATGTTAAAAGTTGTTGGGGGATTACTCACAGTACCTTTTGCAATTAAACTTAAACTTTGGGATGTGCTATTCTTATGCGCTTTCTTTGGTATCTCCGAAATATCAAAGTTATCCCAACTTTTCTTAGTTTCATAAAACTAAGTGGTGGAGTCAACACGACCCCTTAAAACTAAATAAATTGAGAGTTTTTTACTAATAAAAATGACAGTTAAAAAATCAACATCTTCGGATAAACCTTATATGTCCGAATACGATAAAAGTGTTGAGACTCGTCTTCAAAATCTTGAAGAAAAGTTCAGCGATTCTAGTTCAGATAATATTGATGAAGATAGACTTTCTGCTTTAGAAGCAAAGGTTAATAATCTTATTGAGAGACTTTCTAAAAAAATGTCTTTCTGAGTTTCCAATTTCTCTCAAGAATTGGTGGTGCGGATGGGGAATTCTTTCTCCGCCTGGTTTCCAATTTCCAGTTAAAGAATTGGTGGCGAGCCTGAATTAATTATTGGAGGTTGACAACAACCTCCTTTTTTTGTATCATATATAGATGGCGTTTAGTTATTTTCGATGAATGTAATTGCTGGAAATTGTGCGGGAGTTTTTAGTGGATTTCTTCTGCAACTTGCATGGATGGAAACCGCAGAAAGATCAGATGGAGAAATAAATCTTTCACTTCACACAAGAAATAAAACTCATTACCCCGGTAGCAGCTATTCAAACTATAGGTGGTTGAAGTCTTCTGAAGTAAATAATTTTGATGAGGTTTTGGAAAAAAACGTTCTTTTTGATTTTTTTGAACCAAATGAGTATATGGTAAAAGAATATCCAAAAGAGTTTACTTATTTTGAAGCTTATCCTGCAGATATAAAATCTGAACTAAAATTTTATCCAGAAGATACTCTAAAATATGATGGTAGAGGTAGTAAAAAAGAGCAGTATGTTGACCTGGAAAATATTAGCAAAACAAGAGTAGCTTTAAATCGACAGTGGAATAAGTTTAAACTTCTGGATCATTTTAATCAAAAAGCAAAAGAAGAAGAAAAACTAATAGAGGGAAAAAAAGTAATGTCTATTATGCTAAGGCATTCGGGGCATTATCAAGGAATAACCAACGTTGTAGAACATGCTATCGACTCAGTTAAGAGTAAAATAGATGATTATGATGCTGTTCTCTTAACCACAATGATTCAACCGTTTGTTGATGAGTTTAAAAGTGTTTTTGGTAATAGGTGCATTTGTGCTGAAAGACCAAGACTTTCTACTGATATTGATTGGAAAGGTGGAAGACCTTCTAATCAGGAATCTATGACTGATGATGAGTATGCAATTGAATATCAGAATGCCTTTCTAGATGTAATTTTATCCAGTAAAACCGATCTCATTATTGGTAGTAGTAGTAATATGTTTCTTTCTGCATTGTCTATGAACCCAGATGTTTCATATGATCTTTTTTATTTTACTGATGGATATTGATTATGAAAAAAAAGTTTAACTTAGTTGGTAATACTTTTACCCATCTTACTAATGGTAACAAGGGATATTCCGTTCATGGAAAAGAATCCAAATATATTGAGTGGGTTCAAGATGGTGGTGATGGAACTTTTTACATCGATGATACTATTAATAATGGGATTAATGATAAAATGAAGGGACCAAAATATCTTTGGTTGCTTGAATCTAAATTCATTAAACCTGGACTTGTAGAAAGTATTATTGAAAATCGTGAGTTAGTTGAGAATACTTATGAGACTATTTTCACTCACGATCAGAGACTTTTAAATCTTGGTGATAAGTTTAAGTGGGTTCCCGCTCAGGGATTTTGGATTAAAGAACCTAAAATTTATGAGAAATCAAAAATGATTTCAATGATCTCTTCAAACAAAAGAATGTGTGAGGGGCATATTAAAAGGTTGGAATGGGTAGAGAGGATTGGAGAACAAGTTGACCTTTATGGTCGCGGATTTAAAGAAATTGCTGATAAAGAAGAAGGATTATGTGACTATATGTTCTCGGTAGCAATTGAGAACGGTCAGTATGAAACATACTTTACAGAAAAACTTCTTGATTGTTTCGCAACAGGAACAATTCCTGTTTATCTTGGAGCACCAGATATTGGTAGTCATTTTAATACTGATGGTATTATTGTATTGAGTGAAGAGTTTGATGTTTCTGAAGAAATCTATTATAGTAAAATGGATGCAATTCAGGACAATTTGGAGCGTGCTAAAAAGATGGAAATTTTAGAAGATTTTATTTGGGAGAATTATTATGTTTGATAAAAACAAATACTTCAAGAAGGTATATGCAAAAGAGTCTAAAAATATACCAACTTGCGCTTTTCTGTTTAGGGATTTTGGAGTTAAACTTGGATGCAAATATTTTGTTGAAACTGGAACACATCTCGGACATGGAGTTCAGTACGCATTGGATCATGGATTTGAGTATGTTCTAAGTTGTGAGTTCATGCAGGATAGATATCAGCATTGTATGGATAGGTTTGCAAAAAATGATAATGTAAATCTTTATCTTGGAACTTCATTAGAATGTATGCCTAAAATGCTGGAAGCAGTGAATGATAAAGCATGTTTTTGGTTAGACGCTCATGATGAGGGTGGTGGAGTTCCTACATTTGAAGAACTTCAACTCATTAAAGATCATCCGATAAAAAATCACACAATTGTGATCGATGATATTCCAGTTTACTTTTCTGATAAGAAGGAAGAATTGGAAAATTTAATTTTTTCTATTAATAAAGATTATAAAATTGAATATGTCCCCGTATATTTTGGAATTGCTCCAGAATATACTTCTCATCGAGTTGTCGATGATTATCAACTATTTGCATACGTGGAGTGAAACTATGAGTAATTTCGGAGAACTGATTGATAAGTGTATTGAAGAAACAATTAATGAAGTTCTTTCTCGCAGAGAACTTCCTGATGTTGAATACATTGAAACTGACAATCTTGGGGAAGTAATTGAAAAACTTTCAATTCTTCATACTCGTATGTGGATGTTGGAAGATGCAATTCAAGAAGCAAAAACAGATGCAGAAATAGCAGAACTAAAAAAGAAAATTGACATTTGCTTTAAGGTTAAAAGACCACGTTTGGTTCAAGCTGTGAATCTAATGGTAGATAATGCAATTTCCACGGGAAGAACTTTGAGGGAAGATTCTGTAAAACTTTATAAAGGTGTTGAATGAAAATTTGTTTAATTAATCAACCAGCAGGAATTGGTGATGTATTTTTTCTGCAATATGTTGCAAGAAAGTATCTTGAAATGGGATACAAAGTTATTTGGCCGTTAAGAGAAAGTATTCTTTGGATTAAAGATTATATTACTGATATTGATTTTTGCTCTCAAAATGATAATTTTCCTGGAAAGGAATATTATGGACAAATGGGAATTATTCAATCTCCTCAATTTGTTTATCTTGGAATGGATATGATCCATTTTTGGAAAAATGATTTTGGAATTTCTGAGTCTGAAACGTGTATGTGTATGCACGCAAAGTATCTTCAACTCTTTCTTGATTGGACTAAATGGTCTGAAGGATTTAAATTCACACGAAACATAGAAAGAGAAAATTATCTTTATTATGATGTATTGGGTCTGAAAGATGATTCTGAATATGTGTACGTTAATCGTTATGCAAACACTGATCTCAAGAAAAACAACATTCTTAAATTTCCAGAATTTGATCTTCCAGTTGTAGAGAACGATATTAATTATTGTTTATTTGACTATTGCAAAGTACTTGAAAATGCAAAAGAAATTCATACAGTACATACATCGGTTCCTTACCTGATTGATGTTCTTGATATTAAAGCTGAGAAATATCTAATGTATCAGGGAATTCATAATGATGATGTGAAGCACATTCCATTTCTAAATACAAATCCAATTTACATTCCAAATAATTAAAACTATGTACGTAGAAGAAAGACCTTGGGGGATTTTTGAAAACTTATGTGATGAAGAGACCTATAAGGTAAAACGAATATATGTAAATCCAAATCAATCATTTTCTCTTCAGTACCATAATAATCGTTGGGAAGATTGGATTGTGGTTCAAGGTAGTGGTATAATTAACGATGGTTTTGAAGTTAGAAATTGTATTGTTGGCGATAGGTTTCATATTCCACCAAAAAACATCCATAGAGCAACTGCTGGTCCGGAAGGATTAACTTTTATCGAAGTTCAACGTGGTGTTTGTGATGAAAATGATATTGTAAGAATTGAAGATAACTACGGTAGAGTTGCATAACTTATTTTTTCATACTATAATTGCAATTAAGTATTAAGTAAAAAAATGAATCGAATTACAAATTACTCTGATCTTGAAACTCGCATTGTTTCTTGGTTAAAAGAATATGCCGAAAAATTTAATATTAAGGCATTTGTAATTGGTGTTTCTGGTGGGATTGATTCTGCCGTTTCATCCACTCTTGCTGCTAAAACAGGTCTTCCAGTTTATGCTCTTGGAATGCCTATCCTTCAAAAGGAAGAACAGGAATCACTCTCTGATACCCATCTTGAATGGTTGCAAGCAAACTTTAGTAATGTCATCGTTCAAAAGTATGATCTCACTAAAGTGTTTGAGACCTTTAAGTTCACGATGAGAGAATTCGGTACTGATACTCATGCTCTTGCCAATACACGTTCTCGTATTCGTATGGTTACATTGTATCAAGTTGCCACTTCAGTTGGTGGTATTGTTGTTGGTACAGGAAACAAAGTTGAGGATTATGGTGTAGGATTTTATACTAAATATGGTGACGGTGGAGTTGATATTGCTCCTATCGCAGATCTCTATAAGACTGAGGTTTGGGAACTTGGTAGGCATTTTGGTGTAGATCAACGCATTATTGATGCCTCTCCTACTGATGGTCTCTGGGATGATGGAAGAACTGATGAAGATCAACTCGGTGCTTCTTATTCTGCTTTAGAGGAAGCAATGGAACTTGGTACAGGTGATGCTGTAGAAGTTCTTAAAAAATTCAATGCTATAAACAGTCATAAAATGAATCCTATTCCTACTTTTACTCTATGAGTGTTTGTCTTACTTTAAGTAATAAAATTTCCGATGATAGTTGGAAAAAAACTATTCCATTGATTGACGGATTTGGAACAGAAGGAATAGGTTCCATGATGCAATATCATCTACTCCTGAGGTTTTTTACAGACCTCATCGGGGTAGATTTTACTTATCCTGGTTCTGCAAATTTTGCTCATCATTCTTACAGTGGATATTCTGAAAATGAATATATGAATTTGATTGATTCCTTTTTTAATTTTCCAAATTTAAAGAATAGTTGGGACGAAGTTTATAATATTACAGATATTAATTATGAATTATTTTCTTTGATCGAGAATCACAAAAATAGTGATAGGAAAATATTAATCAATCTTTCTAATTGTCATAGGCAAATATCAAATATATGTCACCAAAAACTTGACGACATATTTACTAAAGATAGAATTGATCGAATTAGAGAAAAACTATCTTTTGATGGAGAAAAGTATTTTGATGATGGTGTAAATATTTGTTTGCATCTTAGAACATCAAATCCAAATGATATTCCTTCAGAGATTGCTTCTCCGTTGAGAGAATATTATGTTAGGGAACGTGAATTTTTTAGATATAAAAATCTCATTGATTTTTTAAAGAAAAATACTGAAAATCAAAAAACAACTCTTCACATTCATTCTCAAGGATTTACGACAAATTTTGAAGAATTTTTAGAATTTAAAACTCACGATTTTAATATTCAACTTCATATTGACGATCATCCCATAAGTGATCTCTATCATATGTCAAATTCTGATTTATTCATAATGTCTAATAGTTCATTTTCTTGGATAGCATCTCTTTTAAATAGCAATCAAAAGATAGTTAGAGATAATTTTACAAATGGACCTTTTGTGCCTAATTCATTAAAAGCAAACTACGATTATACTGAAATTATATGAAACCTACAATTAATGAAGTTAAGTCCTTCTGGGACAATAGACCTTGTAATGTTAGGCATTCTAAAAAAGAAGTTGGAACTAAAGAATATTTTGATGAGGTGGAAAATAAAAAATTTTTTGTTGAACCTCATATTAAATCTTTTTCCAAGTTTAATGAATGGAATGGTAAGAAGGTTTTGGAAATTGGATGTGGTTTGGCTACCGCAGGAATTAATTTTGCTAGGTATGGTGCAGATTACACTGGAGTAGAACTTTCCGAAGAAAGTCTTGCATTGGCACAAAGAAGATTTGAAGTTTACAATCAACGTGGTGAGTTCTATCAAGGAAATGCAGAAAATCTTTCTGACTTTCTTCCGGAAGAAAAGTATCATTTGGTTTATTCTTGGGGAGTAATCCACCATACTCCACATCCTGAAAAAGTAATCAAAGAAGTTAGTAAGTATATGAGTAAGGATGGTGTATTTAAGTTGATGATGTATGCATCCGAGTCCTGGAAGAATTATATGATTAGTATTGGACTCGATCAACCAGAAGCACAATATGGATGTCCTATTGCTTATACATATACTGAAGAAGAAATTTATGATTTACTTTCAGAAGATTTTGATGTAATTTCTATAGAAAGAGATCATATTTTTCCTTATCAAATTGAACCATACAAGGAAGGAAAATATATAAAACAACCTTGGTTTGAAGTTATGCCTGATGAAATGTTTGAAATTTTAGAAAAAAAATTGGGGTGGCATTTATTAATTACAGCGAAACTTAAAGGAGAATGAGTATGAAGATTGGAGTAATTGGAGCTGGGAGACTTGGAATTTGTTTTGCTCTTCTATGTGAAGCAGCAGGATATGATGTTTTAGTTTCTGATATTAGGGAAGATTATGTTAATGGTCTAAATGACCGCAAGATTATTACAAATGAACCAGAAGTAGAAAACCTTCTTCGTGTTGCTAAAAACTTTAGAGCGACTACAGATAATAAAGAAGTAATTCGTGAGTGTGATTTAATTTACACACTTGTCGCAACTCCTTCACTTGAGGATGGTTCTTATGATGTTTCTGCTATTTGGAGTGTAGTAGAAGATATTAAAGAAGAAATCGAAGTAAATCCAAAGAAAAAATATTTTGTTGTTGGATGTACTACTAATCCTGGTGACTGTGAAAACTTTAAAAAGCAACTTCCTTCCTGTGTAAGTGTCTTCTACAATCCAGAATTTATCGCACAAGGATCTATTATTAACGATCTTCGTACCGCTGATATGGTTCTTTTGGGGACAAATCCTTTTGAAGATAATGACAGAATTGTATCTGAAATTAAAAAGTTATACGATAAAATCCAGACTACTCGTGCAATCGTATGTACGATGTCAACAACCGCAGCAGAAATAACTAAGATTGCAATTAACTGTTTCCTGACGACTAAAATTAGTTACGCAAATATGCTTGGTGATGTTCTTCATCATTCTGGTTGTGGGGATGAAGTTTCTGCTGTTCTGAGTGCTGTAGGAACTGATAGTAGAATTGGCAGAAAGTATCTTGGATATGGATTTGGTTATGGTGGTCCTTGTCTTCCAAGGGATAATAGATCCTTTGCTGCATTTGCTAAAAAGGTTGGACTGGAGTATAATTTAGGATCAGTAACTGATGAAATTAATAATCAACACGCAGGATTTATTTGTGATTATTATGAAAAAATGAATTCTGATAGAAAACCTTTCTATTTTGAATATATCACTTATAAGAAAGGAACTGATATTCTTACCGAAAGTCAGCAATATCGTTTATGTATTGATTTACTAGATCGAGGACATACCGTTTACATTCTTAATGATAGTAGAGTTACTCCTCAAGTCTGTGATTACTTACTTGATACGTATGGGGAAAAAGTTAAATTTGTTGATGATAAAAAATACGTTACCGAATCAATTTTTATTATAAATTTATGACTAAGTATATAAAAATTAGTTCTATTGATCAGATAAAACCGATTCTTAATTCGATTAATACTGAAGAATATTCATTAGTAAACTACATTTGGACTGAATATGGTTTTCTTGCATTGATGTTCAATGAAATGTTTATTGATTATTTTAAATCTACGGGACCAAAAATCGGATTTTGTTTTCCGGGTCATGAAATATTTTATGAAAAACACGTAGATATTTTAGTTACTCTCGATGGTTTTATTGATACTACGAAGGCATATAAAGACAATAAAGAAACAGAATTACTTTTAAATAATTTTAAAAACATATCTGATAGAGGAATTGCTTTCTGGCATACTATTCGTAATTTTGATGAAGATGCCTATGTTTCTATGTTTGATGGGTATGTATTTAAAAATGTTTTGTATCCAATAGGAAAGGAACTGCATTGGAGTTTGGGATGGCCTATTGGTCCTGGATATAAGTATGCTGAAGGTGAAGATGGTGTTTGGTATACTCCAGACACAGAATGGAACAGAACGGGAACGGCAAATTGGGATTTAGACTTATGGGATTCTGATTTTATAAAGGGCGAAGAACTTAATATTGAAAATTACAATTGCTTTTTTGTAAAAAATTCTTGGAAAACTAGAAGACATTCTTCAACGAATATTGAAGATCTTTTAGTTGAAAGTGAAAGTTCTGCTGACTTTGGATTTGTTGGATTTGAACTTTATAGTAAAATTGTCAAGTATCATATTGATAACAAGATAAATTTAGTTGTCATTGATGATCTGGTTGAATTTCCTCATGTTGAAAGTGAGTACATTCATTATGTGACAATGACTAATTTTCTTGATGTCAGACTTCTGATGACAGTAGCAAATAAGTCTAATAACTTTATTAGTAGTGGCACAGGTCCTCAGGATTTGGCATTATATTATTGCGATACTAATCAGATTGTTGTTACCAACAGTGATTTTATATGTCAAAAAGTGCATTTCTTTGAAAAAATGCAAAAGATAAGAAATAGAAAACAATTTTTCTACGATATGAGATGTGATAAACTTGATGACGTGTTGGAATTTTTAAGCGAAGAAACTATCTCATAGGTTAAGTTTATGAAAGTTGCACTTATTACAGGAATTACGGGTCAAGATGGTTCATATCTTGCGGAATTTCTTTTATCAAATGGATACCAAGTTCATGGTATTATTAGACGTTCATCATCTATTAACACGGATAGAATTGATCATATTTTTAATAAAATTACATTACACTACGGTGATCTAAATGATTCTACCAATATTATTAGAGTGATTCAGGATGTTCAACCAGATGAGATTTATAATCTTGGCGCTCAGAGTCATGTAAAAGTTTCTTTTGAAACTCCTGAATATACTGGTATGGTTGATGGTCTTGGAACTCTCCGCATTCTTGAAGCAGTTCGTCTTCTAGGAATGGAAAAGAAAACAAGAATCTATCAAGCATCTACTTCAGAAATGTTTGGTAAAGTTCAAGAGATTCCTCAGAAAGAGACTACTCCATTTTATCCTCGTTCACCTTATGGTTGTGCCAAACTTTATGCATATTGGACTACCAAAAATTATCGAGAAGCATATGGAATATATGCCTGCTCTGGAATTCTCTTCAACCATGAATCTCCAAGAAGAGGAGAGACATTTGTAACACGTAAAATTACCCGAGGTCTCAAGGCAATGTCTGAGGGTAGGCAAACCGTTCTTAAACTTGGCAACCTGAACGCAAAACGTGACTGGGGACACGCTAAGGACTTTGTAGAAGCAATGTGGTTAATGCTCCAGCAAGATGAACCTGAGGATTATGTGATTGCAACTGGAGAACAATATTCTGTTCGTGAGTTTGTTGAAGAAGCGGCACCTTATTTTGATATGAATATTGAATGGCAATTTACTGATGTTGGGACAGAAATTGGCGTTGATAAAAATTCTGGACTAGTAAGAGTTATTGTTGATGAAAAATATTTTAGACCTGCTGAGGTTGATACTTTGCTAGGCGATGCTTCCAAAGCTAAAGAAAAGTTGGGTTGGAAACCAAGAATTTCTTTCAAAGAACTTGTTAAGGATATGTGTCTCAATGAAAAGTGATTCTAGAATCTTAGTTGCTGGTGCCAACGGAATGGTTGGTTCTGCAATTGTTCGAAATCTTGAAAGTAAAGGTTACACAAATATTATGAAAGGCACCCGTCATCTTGTAGATTTTACAAATCAACAAGCAACTGATGATTTTATTGAATCTGTAAGACCTGAGTATGTTTTTTTAACTGCAGCAAAGTGCGGTGGAATACTGGATAATATTAACAATCCGGTGAATTATTTGTTGGATAATCTAAACATTCAAAATAATGTAATTTCATCTTCTCATAAGTATGATGTTAAGAAGTTAATGTTTTTTGCTTCTTCCTGCGTTTATCCTAAAGAAAGTCCTATGCCCATAAAGGAAGAAAATCTAATGATGGGTAACTTTCAAAAAACTCACGAGTTTTATTCAATTGCTAAAGTATCTGGAATTAAACTTTGTGAGGCATATCAAAAACAATATGGATCTGACTTTATTTCTGTGAATCCTTGCAACATATATGGAATAGAAAATAAAGTCGATTCTCCAAACGCACACGTAATGTCAAGTTTGGTCTATAGAATTTGGAAAGCAAAAAAAGATAACGTTCCTCAAGTTGAATGTTTTGGTGACGGATCTCCAAAAAGAGAGTTTTTGTATTCTGATGATCTCGCTGATGCTGCAATATTTTTAATGACTCAAAAAACAGATTCGTTTATTAATATTGGAACTGGTATTGAAACTAGTATTGTGGAGTTAGTAGATGAGATTTGCAATATTATTGAATATAGTGGTAAAATAGTATGGGATACATCAAAACCAAACGGAGCACCAAGAAGAGTTTTGGATGTTAGTAAATTGAACTCTCTAGGGTGGAAACCAAAAACTTCCTTAAGAGGAGGTATTGTAAAAATTGTTAATCATTTAAATCAGAATTATGTCTAAATCAACTTGGCCACTGATGGAAAACACGATTACGTTTTCTGATCGTTTTAAGATGGCATTGTTTCTTCTCACTAGTGACAAACTTACTAATGGACCAAAAGTTCGTGAATTTGAAAATAAGTGGTCTGAGTGGTTAGGTGTTAAACATTCTTTATATGTTTCTAGCGGCAGCACCGCAAATACTTTGCTTGTTTCTGCCGTAAAGGAATATTATGGATTAAAGGATGGGGATAAAGTTCTTGTTCCATCTTGTACTTGGATGACTAATATTGCTCCTGTAATTCAAGCAAATCTTCAACCTATTTTTTGTGATATTAATCTTAGAAATTTTTCTTTTGATATTGATGAATTAAAGTATATTGCATCCGAACATCCGGATATTAAAGCAGTCTTCATCACACATTTGATTGGACTTTCTTCTAATGTGGAAAAGGTTCGTGAAATTTTTCCAAACGTATTGGTTATGGAAGATATATGCGAATCACATGGTGTACGAGGGCCTGATGGAAATAAACGTGGAATAAATTCTGTAGGATCGACTTTTAGTTTTTATTTCGGACATCATATTACAACAATCGAAGGTGGTGTTGTTTGTACGAATAATACCGAACTTTATGAGTTGATGAGAATGAAGCGTAGTCATGGTATGGCAAGGGAAGCATCTCCTCATATGTTTAAAAAGTATTCCGAAGAAAATCCAGATATTGATCCAACCTTTTTGTTTATGACAGAAGGGTTTAATCTTAGAAATCATGAGGTTTGTGCTGTTCTTGGATTGTCTCAGTTGAAAAAGTTGGATAAAAACATCCAGATTCGCAAAGAAAATTTTAAGTATTGGTGGGAAAAAATTTTTAAATCCGAGTCCTATTTTATCCCAGAATACCAAAGGGGAAATAGTAGTTTTTGTTTTCCTATTATCACCAAAGAAAGTTCTTCTATTTCCTTGGTGAAAGAAAAATTAAAAATGAGTGGCATAGAATATCGCCCTATCATTAGTGGAAATATTCTTCTACATCCTGCATTTAAAAATTATAAACTTTGTACCAAAAAAGAAACTCCCAATGTCCTTACTCTTCACCAAAACGGTGTGTATGTTGGTAATAGTCAGTTCGTAAACAAAGAAAGAATTGATAAATTAATTTCAATAATGGATGTATAATATATAAATCTGAACTAAATTAATCATGAACAAAACTATAAACTTTTTTAATGGATTTCACTGCGGTGATTTATTTTCTAGTAAAGAATTTGTCAGACAAATAACAACAGAATTAACTGGATTCAATTTTGGATATTATCACGAAAATCATCCAAAGGTTTTATTGGATTTGAATATTCCTTGTTTGGGTCAATATAAGTTAGAACACAACGTACATAAATTTGTAGAAGAAGAGAATACTCTCAATATTAATACTTGGAGTGGAGCTTATTCTCCAGCTTGTTCTTTTGAACCTCCATATTTTCAAGTTGATGGTATTGGAATAAGTTTGGATCTTCTTTGTCTGGAATGGGAGTTTATTTTTCAGAAAATTAATGATACTTTTGGGACTTCTTTGAAGTTAAAGGAAAAGTCTAATTATGTTCCTGAAATTAACTTTGAATGTTTTAATTTAGAAAATCATAAAAAGTTTTTGGAAGAAAGAGGAAACACCAAGAAAATATTATTTTGTAATGGATTTCCAATGTCAGGACAGTCAATTCCTGGTGATATGAAAGATATTATTTTGTATTTTGCCGAAAAGTATCCTGAGTATGATTTTATTTGTACTAAGAAATTTGATAGTGAAATTAAAAATATATTGTTTACTGACGACATTACCGTCAAATATGATATTCCTATTCGCCTTAACATCCCTTGGAATGATAGAACAAATGGTATTTGTGATTTGAATGAAATTTCTTATTTGAGTAATTTTTGTGATCTTATAATCGGAAAGCAATCTGGTCCTTTTTGTTTTTGTGCCACAAAGGATAACTTTATGAATAAGAATAAACATATAATTTCATTTAATAATAATCCCACTGATTCTCTTGCACATAATCTGGATGTTGAATGTGATTATTTTCTTTGCAGTGAATTTGAAAGATTTTGTAATGATACACAATACGTTATGGACATCATTGAGGAAAAAATAAATATAATTTAAATGTTTTCTTGACATTTTTGCTTTTACATATTACTATACATAGAGGTTTTATTTTTTATGAAAATGGGTCAATATAAAAAAACTGCTCTTGTTTGCGGTGCTGGTGGATTTATTGGAAGTCATATGGTTAAAAGACTTCGTTCGGAAGGATACTGGGTTCGTGGTGTTGATATTAAGTATCCTGAGTATTCTAAAACACAAGCAAACGAATTTATTGTTGGAGATCTGACTGATTTTGATTTTGTTACCAGAATTATTGAATATAAAGGTGAGTCTGGTAATTTCCACAATTTGGTTCCGGAAAAATATGTGGATTCTTTTGATGAGATCTATCAGTATGCTGCTGATATGGGTGGAGCTGGATATATTTTCAGTGGAGAAAATGATTCTGAGGTAATGTATAATTCTGCTACTATCAACCTCAATATTCTAAAAGCTCAACTGAATCTTAATACTCGAAAGGAAGTTAATAAGACTAAGATTTTCTACAGTAGCAGTGCATGTATGTATCCAGAGTACGCTCAAATGGATGTAAACAATCCTGGACTAAAAGAATCGGATGCTTATCCTGCTGGACCTGATTCTGAATATGGTTGGGAAAAACTATTCTCTGAGCGACTGTACTTGGCATTTAATCGCAATCACGAAATTCCTTGCCGTATTGCACGTTTCCATAACATCTATGGTCCTGAGAGCACTTGGGAAGGTGGTAAAGAGAAGTCTCCTGCTGCAATGTGTCGTAAAGTGGCATATGCAGAAGATGGCGGTGAAGTTGAGATTTGGGGCGATGGAGAACAAACTCGTTCATTCTTGTATATTGATGAGTGTCTGGAAGCAACACGTCGTCTAATGGAGTCTGACTTCTTGGGACCTATTAACATTGGTTCTGAGGAAATGGTTACGATTAATCAACTAGCAGATATTGCCGCTAAAGTTGCTGGTAAGACAATCACCAAAAAGCACATTGATGGTCCTCTTGGTGTTCGTGGTCGCAATTCAAATAATGATCTGATTCGTGAAAAACTTCAATGGGATTATGGAATGTCTCTTGAGGAAGGTATTGCCAAGACTTATGATTGGATTTCATACCAGATTGAAAAAAAGGAAAGACTTGCTAATTGGGAACCACTTCCTAACTTCTGATATTAATAGTAGAGAGTAAACTGTGATTGGATATAATCGTCTTGGAACAAATGGACGTTTGGGAAACCAAATGTTTCAATATGCTGCTCTGAGAGGAATTGCATCAAACAATAACTTGGAATGGTGCATTCCTCCAGAGGATACTCCTACATATGCAAATTATGGTCTTTTTGAAGCATTTAAACTTACTAATTTAAAACATACAGGTCTAGTTAATGGTCCAACTTATGATGAACCTGGATTTGAATTTGATGAAAAACTATTTAACGATTGTCCTGATAATGTAAATATTGATGGATATCGTCAAAGTGAAAAATATTTCAAACATATTGAAGAGTCTATTCGTGAAGACTATCAATTTAAAGATGATATCTATGAACCTTGTGCTGAGTTTATGAGTCAGTTTAAGGGAGATATTACCTTACTTCACATTCGTAGGGGAGATAATACTGGTCGTCCAAATTGGTATCCAATGCCAACAATAGAACATTATGAATATCTTTTTGAAAAATATTTCACGGACAATCAACCAGTTTTAATTTGTTCTGATGATCTTGACTGGGTAAAGGAACAAAAACTATTTCAAAGTGATAGATTTTATCTATCTGAAACGAGGGTTTATTATCCTCATCAAACTTTAAATGGTGCAGGACAAATGGAAAGATCATTAGTTCCATTTTATGATCTATGTTTAATGTCTATGTGTAGTAATGCCATTATTGCAAATAGCTCTCTATCTTGGTGGGGTGCTTGGTTGCAAAAAAATTCAAACAAAAAAGTTATTACTCAAACTCCTTGGTTTGGTAAAAATCTTTCATTTAATAATCTTAAAGATTTAATTCCAGAATCTTGGATCATTGAACCAATTCCAGAGGAGAGAATACAAAAATGATGGACTTAACTTTTTTAATTCCAACTAGAATTGAGACTGAAGATAGATTGAGAAATATCATTTCTTCAGTCTCTTATTTGCTTAGACATATTCCTGCAAAGGTAATAGTCAAAGAAGTTTCAAGTCGTCCTACATTTCAGTTTAGAGCAGTTCCTGAAATTAGAAAATATGTGGATACTTCAAATCTTGAGTATTTGTATGAAGAGTCTCAAGAACCCCTTTTTTGTAAAAGTAAAGTTTTAAATGATTTAATTGTTGCATCATCTACAAAAGTTGTTGCAAATTATGATGCTGATTGTATTCTTCCAATCGATTCATATTATCAGGCATATACTGCAATTAATGAGGATCGAGTAGATGTAGTCTATCCTTATGGATGCGGAATTTATCAATGGAAAGCATCATACGGTCCAGAGATCTATGAGAGATTTGTAAGCACTTTGGATACCTCTATTTTAGATCAGAATAAATCACTTTCTAACTCCACTATTGGATGGACTCAATTTGTAAACCGAAAGAAGTATATTGAGTCTTATATGATGAATGAAAACTTTATTTCCTGGGGATGTGAGGATGATGAATTTTATTATCGTATGAGCGTTCTTGGTAATCGTATTGGAAGAATTGATAATTATGTCTACCATTTAGAACACTCAAGAACTCATAATTCTTGGTTTAGCAACCCCAACTTTAATAATAACTACCATCTTTGGAATCAAATTAAAACATTTGACAGAAATCAATTGATGGGATATTATGAAAATCAGGACTATGTAAAAAATCGCAGAAGTCAAATACGATGATTGGTTTTAATGCACTAGGTAGAATGGGACGTTTGGCAAACCAAATGTTTCAGTATGCCTCACTTAAAGGAATTGCGAGAAATGTAGGAGCAGATATTTGTATTCCAAATCATTCTCAAGCAGTTGATGATGGTATCGGCAACAAACTCAGAACAGAACTTTTTGATTCTTTTGATCTGAAAGTTAATGTTGGACTTCTGAATAACGGACATTCCCCTACCGTTCAAGAAAGATATTTTCATTTCGATGAGGAACTTTTTTCAATGTGTCCGGATCATGTGAGTCTTCAGGGATATTTTCAGACAGAAAAATACTTTAAACATATTGAGTCGGAGATCCGCGAAGATTTTACTTTTAAGGATGAGATTCTTAAACCCTGCCAAGAAATGATTTCTTCTATTGAAAATCCTCTGGCACTTCACGTAAGAAGAACTGACTATATTGTAAATAGCGATAATCATTTTAATCTTCCACTTGAATATTATAAAGCAGCATTAAAGCATTTTGATAATGATCGAAGTGTGATTATTTTTTCTGATGATCCTGAATGGTGTAAGTCTCAAGAGATATTCTCAGATGATCGTTTTATGGTTTCTGAGAATACTGATAATCGAGTGGATCTTTGCTTGATGTCTCTCTGCAATGATTTTATTATTGCAAACTCTTCTTATTCTTGGTGGGCTGCTTGGTTATCTTCTAATGAGAATAAAAAAGTTATTGCACCCGTCCAGTGGTTTGGTAAAACTGGATATACAAAAGATCACAATACTAAAGATTTAATTCCCGATGACTGGACAAGAATTATTGATGGACAAGAATAAGTCTGCATATAAACTTAAAGGAATTCCGCAAATTTACTGGATCAACCTTGATGCAGATACTCACAGGCGTGAGTATATGGAAACCCAATTTAAATATTGGCAAATTGAGAATCATACTCGTATTTCTGGATATGACGGGAGAGAGGATGATGTATCAAGTCATTTAAAAGGAAGAATTCCTGATAATGTGTCACAAAATGAATTGGGGTGTTGTATGTCACATCTCAAAGCAATTAAACATTTCTATGAAAATAGTACAGATGATTATTGCTTGATTCTTGAGGATGATGTTAATTTTGACATTGTTAGGTATTGGAATTTTACCTGGACTGATTTTTTTGTTGAAGTGCCATATGATTGGGATTGTGTTCAGTTAACTACAATTTGTACTGGAGATATCCATGTTAAGTTGCACTTAAAATTCATCAACGATTTTTCTGCTGCAATTTATTTGATTACTCGTCACCACGCTGCAAAGATGATGAAGCATCATATTCGTGGCGATAAGTACAAATTGGATAATGGTGTAAAACCTAGAGCGGTTTCTGAAGATACTATTTTAGAGACGGGTAAAACTTATACTATTCCTCTTTTCCTTTATAACCTTGAAATGGGATCTGCAATTCATCCAGAACATCTTGGAATTTTCCATAAGGCACCTCACGATGCTCTGTTGAACTATTGGCAGCAAGCAGGATCTGATATTAATATTAAAGACTATATGAATTATGATCCTTACCTTGGGAGGATAACTGAAAACTCAGCAGCACAACAGACCACTTGACACCAGATCAAATCTGGCGTACAATAAATACGTTCTGGTGACGATACCTCAAATACTTGTTGACTCACTGAATAAACGGAGTTATGTCGAAACTCCTTACATCCGCAGGAAAACTCTGCGAGAAAATATAGAGGTACTTATGTTTAAATCCGCTTTCGCAGCAACCCTTGCTGCAACTCCACTGGTCGCTGGTGCTGCGTTCGCAGAACCCTATGGCACTTATGGACCTTATGTAGAATCTCAAGTTACGAGCATCTCACAGTTCTCTGATGTTCGTCCTACCGATTGGGCATATCAAGCACTCAACAACCTTGTAGAGCGTTATGGTTGTGTTGCTGGTTATCCTAACGGCACTTATGGTGGTGGTCAGTCAATGACCCGTTATGAGGCAGCTGCTCTTCTGAATGCTTGCCTGGATCGTGTGACTGAAGTTACCGATGAACTGAAGCGTCTTCAGGCAGAGTTCGCTCAAGAACTTGCCGTTATCCGTGGTCGTGTAGATAAACTGGAAGCACAAGTCGGTCAACTGGAAGCAACTCAGTTCTCTACCACTACGAAACTTCGTGGTGAGGCTACCTTTGTTCTGGGTGGAGTTCCTGGACTTGAAACTAATGACGGTGGAAACGTTGGCGACACCGCATTTAATTATGATGTCCGTCTGAACTTCGATACCAGCTTCACTGGTAAGGACCTGCTCCGTACTCGTCTGCGTTCTTCTAACTTCAGCACGGATCCTTTTGCTTCTTCGGGTTCCCTTTTCAAACTGGATAAAGCAGATAACACTTCTAGCGAAGTTGGCGATAACGTAGTTATTGATCGTCTGTATTATCAGTTCCCTGTGTTTAACGACACTACCACCATCACTGCTGGTGCTAAAGTCCGTAACACTGAGATTGCTTGGGTTCCTTCCGCATATAAGTCGGAAATCCTTGACTTCTTTGCTACTGCTGGTACTCCTGGTGTATATAATAAGGCACTCGGTGCTGGTTTCGGTATTCAGTATGCTGGTAATGGTGGATTTGTTGCTGGTCTGAACTATGTCGCTCAGGACGGTGATAACTCTTCTACTGGCGTCTTCAATGAAGATGGTGCTCTGAACCTGCTGGGTCAAGTCGGTTATCGTGGTAAGAACTGGGGTGTTGGTGTTGGATACCGCTATGGTACTGAAGGCACCCGTCCTCGCTCCTACAACGGTCTCCTGGGTGCTACTGGTACTCTTGTAGACGGTCAGACTTCTAATGGTCTTGCAGTTAACGCTTACTGGCAACCCGAACAGTCTGGTTGGATTCCTTCAATCAGTGCTGGTTACGGTTACAACTGGGTTAATGGTACTACTGGTGTTACTGATGCTACTGATAGTCAGTCCTGGATGGCTGGTCTTCAGTGGAGCGATGTCTTCCTCAAGGGTAACTCTGCTGGAGTTGCTGTGGGTCAAGCACCTACTGCTGATACCAAAGGTGTAGATGACGCCACTCTTGTTGAAATCTTCTACAAGTTCCAAGTGTCTGATAACATCAGCATCACTCCTGCTCTGTTCTACGTTGATAACAATCAGCGTTATCAGGACTCTGCTAAGTGGGGTGGTGTAATCCAGACCAAGTTCACGTTCTGATAAAACACTCATAGGTTGAGTGGAAGCACCCCTTTCTGGGGTGCTTTTTTGTGGAAATCCGAACAAATACCTACTTGACTTTTCTTAACAATCCCTATATAATATTGTTGTAAATCGTTACAAAAGAAAATGACTGTAACTTCTAATGAGTACGGCCAACAAAATATGTGGGCGAAAGAACCCGTAATGTACTATCAGAACTACGGAATGCTGACCCCCAATCAAGTCAAGGAGAGAACTAATGGACGCTGGGCGATGGTCGGTTTTGTTGCTGGTGTTATTTCTTATGCTATCACTGGTAACTTCTTCTTCGGTGTCTTCTGATGACTGAAACAATCTTCACCTTTACAGGGGTTGCTTTTTTAGTCCTCCTGAGTTATGCTGTTGAGAAGGTCGTAGAAACTTACTGATGAGTGCTAATATGTTGGGGCAGTTTGCTCTTGCCCTTGAAAAACTTGGATGGGATACCGATGATGAACTTTCTGTTGAAATCGGTGGTGTAGCAGTAACTGGAACTGCAACTCATCCAGATGCTAATGCAAAGTGGGCGAAACCATTTGGGACAGTAACATATCAAAATGATTCTTTCATTGTGATTAAAAATAAAACCAGAAGTCCTATGGTTTTCTCGCAACCTAATCCAGAACTTAAACAACAACATCCATATCAAGGAGAAAACAAATGAATAAACTGTTTACTGATGCTGCTGAAAAACTGAATGGTCGTGCTGCGATGATTGGTTTCATTGCTGCTACCGCTTCTTATCTCACGACAGGTCAAATCATTCCTGGTGTATTCTGATTACTAGATTTTAATTATGTTTAATTTTTTCAATAAAAAAGAAGAAAATACTATGGAGGTTAAAATGCGTAGCGAAGGTTATCAAATTCCTCAAGTAGAATTTGTGTTCCGTGAGGCAGGTGAGTTTGTAACTCGCACTTCTTCCGAACTCTTCAACGGAAAGCGTGTTGTGATTTTCTCACTTCCTGGTGCATTCACTCCTACTTGCTCTGCATACCAACTCCCTGGTTTTGAAGAGAAGTTTGAGGAATTCAAAGCACTTGGTATTGATGAAATCTATTGTATCTCTGTGAATGATGGTTTCGTGATGAACGCTTGGGCTCAAGACCAAAATATTCAAAACGTAAAACTGATTCCCGATGGAAATGCATACTTCACCCGTTCGATGGGTATGCTCGTCCGTAAGTCAAATCTTGGCTTCGGTGAGCGCAGTTGGCGTTACGCTGCTGTGGTAGATAATGGTGTGATTGAGAAACTATTTGTTGAAGCAGGTCAGCGTGATAATGCTGATACTGATCCTTATGAGGAAACAACTCCAACAGCAGTTCTGGATTATGTGAAATCTACAATTCTAGAAAAAGAACTTGTGTGATTTAGAAGGAGGGTTAAAACCCTCCTTTTTTAATAAATAAATTTACTGAATAGGTAAAGATATGAAAATAGATCTCCATAATTTCTTTTTACACTACGATCCTAAAAATCCAAAGCACGTTGCAGCAGTAGAGCAGTTTGAAAAGGATTTGGAATCTAAAAATCCAGACTTGCTTGATGATGAAACGAGTTGGATAAAAATTTATAGATCAAAAGTAGAACCAGTAGTTCCAGGAGTTCTTAATGTTCCTTGGTTCCCACAAACAGATAATTACAGAGATGCACAAAGAACCTGTAATTCATCTTCTTGTGCGATGTGTCTAGAGTATTTCAAACCAGGCACACTTCAAGGAGCAACAGGCGATGATGCCTATATTCAAAAGGTATTCGCAATTGGTGATACGACTGATCACACCGTCCAAACAAAAGTTTTGGAAGGTTATGGTATTAAGTCACGATTTGTTTACAATCTTTCTTTTGCTGATCTTGATCGTGAGCTTGCCGCTGGGAGACCTGTCGTTATCGGGATTCTTCATCGCGGTTCTTTATCTGCACCTACTGGCGGGCACTTACTTGTAGTGATCGGTAAGAAAGGTGATGATTATGTTGTAAATGATCCTTATGGTTCTCTCAACGATGGATATACGGGACCAGTTACAAATGGTAAAGGTGCTGTATATAAGAGATCAGATCTAATGCAACGATGGTTGGATAAAGGAAAAGATAGAACTGGATGGGGTCGTATTTTTGATGCAAAAAAGTAATTAGTTCTATTCCAGTTAAAGGGGTAGAACTGATAAAAGTATTTGAAGGTTGTAAATTAAGAGCATATCCAGATCCTTTGACTGGAGGTGCTCCAATCACAATAGGTTGGGGTTCTACTAGCAGAAAAGATGGAACTGGATTTATAATGGGTAATACCATTACACAACAGGAAGCAGATGATCTGTTAATGTTTGATATTGAAACAAAATTTATTCCTGCACTACAAAAAATCCCTTATTGGAATGAGATGAATGAAAATCAACAAGGAGCACTTCTTTCTTTTGCTTATAATCTTGGTGCTAATTTCTACGGGGGTCCCAATTTTAATACCATAACTAGAGTATTAAAGAATAAGGAATGGGATAAAGTTCCTGATGCTTTATATCTTTACCGAAATCCTGGAAGTAATGTAGAGGCAGGATTAGCAAGAAGAAGAAAAGCAGAGGGTGATCTTTGGAAAAGAACTTAAAATAAATAACAATAGACTTTATTGAGGTGTTATTATTATGGATGAATTTCAACTTGAAGAACTGCAAAAGTCAAATCAGCAAATACAGGATACTATCCCTTATGATCCTAATGCTGCATCTAGGTATCCTAATGGATATACACCTGTAGGAATTGGTGAAGATAATACTCCAGTCGAACAGGTTGATCCTGTAAACGTTCCTGAAGTAGAAGTAACATCTCCAATATTAAACGACATTATTCCTCAGGACGTTTATGGGTCTTCTGGGGACAATATTTCCTTTGCGAATAGAAATATTCCAGAGATTGAAAATACAAGAATAGATTCAACAACTCCTATAAGAAACGCAAATGTCGTTATTAGCAGTTTACCTGGGAATAATATTGTTCCTGATAGTTCTAGCAATAGTGATGGACCACCTATCGAAGAAGATGTGGTAGATCCTCCAGTTGATCCAGAGCCTCCTGTAGACCCCCCAGTTGATCCTGAAGATCCACCACCACCTCCACCACCTGAAGAACCTGAAGATCCAGAGGAACCTGAAGAACCTGAAGAACCTGAAGATCCAGAGGAACCTGAAGAACCTGAAGAACCTGAAGATCCAGAGGAACCAGAGGAACCAGAAGATCCTGAAGATCCTGAAGATCCAGAGGAACCTGAAGAACCTGAAGATCCAGAGGAACCTGAAGATCCAGAGGAACCTGAAGAACCTGAAGATCCAGAGGAACCTGAAGAACCTGAAGATCCAGAGGAACCTGGTGGGGGTAATCCTGGTAATGATAAAGATGTAGGCAATTCCCCTTGGGATGGTGAGACAGGAGCATCAGACAATCCAGGCAAAGGTAATCACCAAGATGGACAAGATCCCGAACCAAACCAACCTCCAGGCGATTCAAAGAATGATGGAGGACAAAATAATGATCCAAAAGATCCTCCTGGTAATGGAGGAAATGCTGGAAATGGTGGAGGAAAACCTGATGAACAGCAAAATAATGGATGGGGGAACGGAGATGATGATGCTCCAGGTAATTCCCTCAATCACAATAACGCTGAAAATGATCAGTCTCCAAGTGAACATTATGATGATTTTGTTGGAAGATTCTTAGAAGAAAATCCAGTAGATCTAAATGTTATTAATACTCACGAAATTCCTAACGAGCATCCTCTTGATAATTTTGATACTCATATTCCTGATGTTGTATTAGATAATCTCCCAGAGGTTCACTTCGATCACTTTGATCTTCCTACAGATCATTTCGATCACGGACCTCATAGTATGTAAGGATACGCAATACCTTCATTTAACATTCTTTCATTTACAGTGACTGGATCTCCAACACAATAAAGAACTCCAAGTATTCTTCCGTACTTGTCTTCTTTATGTGTTTCGATAATCCAGTCACCTTCTCTTGCAAGTTCTTTTTCTAACCAAAGTCTTGCATCAATACCTTTTTTCTTTTCTTCTAAGTCTTTAGTTCTTGTCTCTGCTGCATCAATATCTTTGAGACGAACTCTTTGTCTGAGTGTAATGCTAAATCCTAAATCAATATCAACGTCAACAGTGTCTCCATCAATGACCCTGTGAATCTTCTTTATTTTGTACTGATACATTTTCCTGATTTGCGATGAGTAGGATTTTGTAGATAGCCCAAGCAACACCAACCAAACAAATACCAAGAAGAATATTAACAGACCAAACGACATCTTTCATTTTCCCTCTTGCTTATGAATCCAAGTTTTAAGTTCGTGTAAGTATTGTCTCAGCATATCTGCTTTATGTAGATGCCAAACATCACCACTCTTAAAGTATTCTTGAGTGTGATTATCTATTGCTTTTAGAATGTTATGTATCGGTGCGTTCCAAGGCTCACGCTTGGGAGTATTCCATTCTCGCGGCAAGGTGACACCTCACTTTTTCTTACCACCATTTTTTGCTTTTTTCGCAGTCGCATTACCTTGATTTTGTTTTGAAGGTCCTTTCTTGGACTTCTTGTTAGGCGACTTAGACATTAGTAGTCCTTATGATGCAAGAGTATTTAGGGGGGTTGACAGGTTCTTCACGAACTGTTATGATAAATACATCAACGGGTTAAGAAATGTAACAGGTTCTTAATCTTTGTGCTCCCGTTAACCGAGACCTATGGGAGGGTAAATCACGTCTCTCATACCCACACTGGAGGGTGGTGTGGGGAATATTGTAACATCCAGAACCCCCTGGACTTTTACTTACCCTTTAACGAAAAATGACTGCTACAATTTCACAACAACGTTCTACTTCCACTTGGGATCAATTCTGCGAGTGGGTTACTTCAACGAACAACCGCCTCTATGTTGGTTGGTTCGGTACTCTGATGATTCCAACGCTGCTTGCCGCAACGATTTGTTTCATCGTCGCCTTCATTGCTGCACCTCCTGTAGACATTGACGGCATCCGTGAACCAGTTGCTGGTTCGCTAATGTACGGAAACAACATCATTTCAGGTGCTGTTATTCCTTCAAGCAACGCCATTGGCTTGCACTTTTATCCCATCTGGGAAGCTGCCTCTCTTGATGAGTGGCTTTACAACGGTGGTCCTTACCAACTGGTAGTCTTCCACTTCCTCATCGGTATTTTCTCTTATATGGGACGTGAGTGGGAACTCTCCTATCGTCTTGGTATGCGTCCTTGGATTTGCGTAGCATATTCTGCACCTGTTGCTGCTGCTACTGCTGTTTTCCTGGTTTATCCTTTCGGTCAAGGTTCTTTCTCTGATGGTATGCCTCTGGGTATCTCTGGTACTTTCAACTATATGCTTGTGTTCCAGGCAGAGCATAACATTCTGATGCACCCCTTCCATATGCTTGGAGTTGCTGGTGTCTTCGGTGGTTCTCTGTTCTCTGCGATGCACGGTTCACTGGTGACTTCCTCGCTGGTTCGTGAAACCACTGAGAATGAGTCGCAGAACTATGGTTACAAGTTCGGTCAAGAAGAAGAGACTTATAACATCGTTGCCGCACACGGTTACTTTGGTCGTCTGATCTTCCAATATGCTTCGTTCAACAACTCTCGTTCGCTGCACTTCTTCCTCGCTGCCTGGCCCGTTGTAGGCATCTGGTTCACTGCTCTTGGTGTTTCTACGATGGCTTTCAATTTGAATGGTTTCAACTTTAATCAAAGTATTGTTGATAGTCAGGGTAAGGTAATCAATACCTGGGCTGATGTACTCAACCGTGCCAATCTCGGGATGGAGGTGTCCCATGAGAGAAACGCACATAACTTTCCATTGGATCTTGCAAGCGTAGAAGCAACTCCTGTTGCTCTTACCGCTCCTACAATCGGTTGATAAAAACTTCATAAGTTTTTTAGAGACCCGAAAGGGTCTCTTTTTTTATAAATAAGTATAGAAAATAAGCATTACAAAAAATGAAAGTTTGTTCTAAGTGTAATCAATCTCTACCAGAAAGTTCTTTTCATAAACGAACTTATTCTTCTGGTAGTGTTGGGTTGCAACCAAAATGTAAAAAGTGTTCTACTGAAAATCGTAGGCAATACTATAAACCTCACGAATTTATGCGTAGGAAGTTCAAACTTACCGAACAGCAATACGCAGAACTTATGAAAAATGAGAACTGTCAGATATGTAATGTGGAACTAACAAAGAAATGTATAGACCACTGCCACTCTACAAATAAGGTTCGCGGTGTCCTCTGCAATAACTGCAATACTGCACTGGGTCTTGTTGGAGATAATATTCAAACACTTCAAAAAATGATTGAATATCTAAATGCTTATTGATATAAAACTTAATAACTGATATAATTAAGAGGGTATAACAACCCTCTTTTTTTATGCTTTATCTTTTCTCAAAAACGGAATGCGGTCCTTGTATTCTAGTCAAAAAGTATTTCAAAACGATGAATGACCCAAGGACAGAACAAATTAAAGAAATTCTTCTTGATGATGGATGTGCCGAAGAAGATCTTCAATTTGCTAAAAAATATGGAGTTACCGCAACTCCTACTCTTCTAGTCATTAAAGATGATGAAGTAATCGAAGAGTATATTGGTGGAGTTCCTATTACACAGAACATTACCAAGATTTTAGGTAACTATACTGATTGACTTCCTGATTAAGAAACATTACAATAAATATTACAAATCATTACGGAGGATTGATGGTTTCGTCAACACTTTCACAACCAATTTCACAAAGGGGGTGGTTCGATGTCTTGGATGACTGGCTTAAACGAGATCGCTTTGTATTTGTGGGCTGGTCTGGACTACTTCTTTTTCCCACTGCTTATTTGGCCCTTGGTGGCTGGCTTACTGGCACAACGTTTGTTACAAGCTGGTACACCCACGGGTTGGCGTCTAGTTACCTTGAGGGTGCTAATTTCCTCACAGCAGCTGTTTCGACGCCTGCAGATGCTATGGGTCATTCTCTTCTTCTACTTTGGGGTCCTGAGTCTCAAGGGGATTTCGTCAGGTGGTGCCAACTTGGGGGACTCTGGACTTTTGTGGCGCTCCACGGAGCCTTCGCTCTTATAGGTTTTATGCTTCGACAGTTTGAGATTGCTCGTCTTGTAGGCATCCGTCCTTACAATGCAATCGCATTCTCTGGTCCTATCGCTGTATTTGTTTCTGTATTCCTGATGTATCCACTGGGTCAATCCAGTTGGTTCTTTGCTCCATCCTTTGGTGTTGCTGCTATCTTTAGGTTCCTTCTGTTTCTTCAGGGTTTCCACAACTGGACCCTCAACCCCTTCCATATGATGGGAGTTGCTGGTATACTGGGTGGAGCACTGCTCTGTGCGATTCATGGAGCAACTGTAGAAAATACATTATTTGAAGATGGCGAACAAGCAAACACTTTCAAGGCATTTGAACCGACTCAAGAGGAAGAGACTTATTCGATGGTTACTGCAAACCGATTCTGGTCGCAGATTTTTGGAATTGCTTTTTCCAATAAGCGTTGGTTACATTTTTTCATGCTTTTTGTTCCCGTTATGGGTCTCTGGACTAGTTCTATTGGCATTATTGGTTTGGCTCTCAATCTTAGGGCCTATGATTTTGTAAGTCAGGAAATTCGTGCTGCGGAAGACCCGGAATTTGAGACATTTTACACAAAAAATATATTATTAAACGAAGGCCTCCGTGCTTGGATGGCTCCTACAGATCAACCTCACGAAAACTTCCAGTTTCCTGATGAAATATTGCCGCGAGGAAATGCTTTATGATATAATTAGTATTACTTGCGGTAATGCTAATGGTTTGGAATAAAGGATTAAAAAATGACCCCCGATTAAAAGGGGGTCGCCCTAAATCAAGTCTCTCATATGTCGGTCAGACTTGTGGGAGACTTACTATTTTAGAACAGTATAGTGATAAGAAAAGCATTTATTTTAAATGTGAGTGTGAATGTGGTAATATAAAGGACAAAATTCGTAAGGATTATATAATAGGATCTAAAGCAGAAATAAAATCTTGTGGATGTAGATTAAAAGAACTTCATCAAGAAAGGAGGGAGAAAGGTATTGATGAAGTATCTGCCATGTGGTCTAGAGCAAAATATAGAGCAAAGCAGAAAGGATTAGACTTCGCAATAGAACAAAAAGATATTATTATTCCAGATAAGTGTCCTCTTCTTGGAATACCATTAGAATGTCATCGTGGTAAGGGAAGTCAGCAAGGAAATTCTCCATCTTTAGATCGTATTGACCCCTCAAAGGGATACATAAAAGGTAATGTGTGGGTCATAAGTAATAGAGCAAACACTCTCAAAAATGACGCCACCCTACAAGAACTTCAAACACTTTTAGAAAACCTCAAATTTTATGTCTCATAACCGCGATTACGAACCTATGGAGCCCTGGGTGGTTTGGGCTGGTGTAGGAATTATGATATTTACAGTTATTGTGTTTGTTGTATTCACTCTTTCGATGATGTACTTTTAAGCATATGTTCTTCATCCTTACAGTCTTCATACTCTTTGGTATCTTTATGTTTGTAATTTCATTCATATGATATTGACAACTATGCAAAAATCGCATAGAATATCAACACTTCCCACAAATGGGACTTGCGCTATATCTAAAGGTTTGTTATACTATGGTCAAGAAAGGGCACCAAGTGTAGTGTCTTTTTTATGTCCTTTACGATAAAAAAATGAAACCTTTTTCATATTATCAAGAGACTTCGGTATCAATACCAAAGAAAGACGATTATATGACCATCTATTATTACCGAAAGGGAGTAATGGTAGGAATGAAAAGACAGTTTGAAGATGATTTTGAACCTCCAAAGGGATGTGTAGAAGAGAAGGTTCTTGATGAGGTTTCATTTAATGCTCATATGAAACATTATCATGAAGAAAACAAAAGATTGCAGGATGAGTTTCGTAGAGATCTCATTGAAGAATATGGAATGACAGGGCATCCAAAAGCAGATAAGATTTTTAATAAGGCTTGGGATATGGGATGCTCTTTGGGTTATCAAGCAATTCAAGATTACTTTGAAGATCTTGTAGAACTATTTGATAAAGAACTGGTGATTGACGAAAGCACAAATCTTTTTGAAGTAATGGTCAATTGATATGGAAAAAAAAACAAAAAGAAATTGTTAGAACCCTTCAAGTTCTATTATGGTTATGGTTTGGTGTTATGACTTCATTTGTTTCAACTAATGTTGTAAATATTGCAAGACTTGAAACTGAAGTAAAAGTCCTTCACAAGGACATAGAAGATTTACAAAATCGCATTATATCCTTAAAGCAACATACTACATCAAAATAAAATTATGTCTCTTACTATTGAACAAATCGAACAACAGATTTCGGATCTCCAAAAAACTTTGGATGAACTGAAAAACCAAAAACTCAAAGTATCCCGACACTTCTCTGGGCAATACTTTGAACCTTATCAAGGTAGACTGTATAGGCGAATGGAATCTGACGGAGTACCTCTTTGGGAAACCTATCTTGATATTAAAAAAGAATGGGTTATTCTTGATGCAAAAGAAATGATGGAACTTGAAAAGACTTATTTAAATGATTGTGTTTCCTTGAATAAGGAACCTTCTTCAGAAAGTCTTGAAGAATTTATGAAATAAAAAATAAAGAGTGGTGCTGTAGCATCACTCTTTTAAAGTATTAAGATACTGGAGGAATTGGTTCTATTATCGGAACAACATCTGGTGGATTCTTAGAAGATTCTGGAGCAGGATGCATTGATTGATTAATCACAGAATCCTGAATTACATCAGTCATATCTCCAAAGTTATTAATACTTTGATCTACATCTGCAATCTGACTATCAATTATATTTTTTTGATAGTTGTAGTATGGATTGTAATAATATCTTCTATAATAATAAGGATCAATATTATAATATCTCATATAATAAGGATATGGTTGATAGTGGTATTGCATTTTGAATCTCCTACTTAGTAAGGATAGTACGGATAATAAGGATAATAAGGGCAATATCTATCGTAGTAAGGATAACGCCCATAATAATAAGGATCATAGTAGTCATAGTATCTTCTATGGCAATATGGGTAGTAAGGTCTCGGATAGTACATTTGAGTCTCCTGTTTGGTTGGATATGTCAAAAGTCCAAATGTCGTATCCTTCTTGTTTGAGGTATTCAAAAGGAATCCAACAGTATCCCTTATCCCCCCAGCTAGTTCCAAAACTATTCTTTGCTAAGAATAATCTCTTTTCTAAATCATAACCAACCATACACATTGCGTGTCCACCAAGACTTTTTTCTTTTCTGGAAGGAAAATGTATAGTAGAAATACGTTCATTTAGATCCATAAAACTATCATAAATTTGCATTCCAAATACAACAGGTTTGTTGTTATTCAGCACTTCAGTAATATAATAAGCACTGATAAGTTTTTGATACTTTAGAACTGTTCTTTTCTTTGCGTCCTCATAGCATTCATCTGTTGGACGATCATCAAACTTGTCTAAATCATAAGGCCACAAAGATTCAGAACAAACTCCAAACTTTGCTAACGATTTCAAACCATCTCTGAGATAGATTCCATTATCTTCCTGAATATTTCCATACTCAGCACGGGTGTTATAGTAAATAAACAACCGACTGAGATGTGTGAAATACTCTGGATATAATTGGTTTACTGATAGTTCATATGCATTAGTGAGTGCATTGGAAGAACAACTGCTTAATGAATCTTGCGATTCAACAATCGTATCCCACTCACGAAGATCTACATATTCCCGAAAGGAACTTGTACTATCACTTCTATAAATGTAATCTCTTTCATCTGGTTTAGATGGTTTGATGTTGAAGTTCATTGTTATAATTTTGCTGAGATAATATACCAATCCCCTTCACGACAAAAAACAGTGATAACGCCATAAGGTGTAGTGATGATGTAATCATCAGCACCATCAATCAATGCTCCATCGGAAGTTGTGACGGTAACTTTACGATTTCCTAGTGGTGGTCCCATTTCTGCTTTTACAATGATCTCACAACAATCGGTACAGTTTTCAGGTAATGTAATAGTAACAGGTTCGTTGCTGTTGACGCCGATATAGTAATCATCGCAAGTAGCAGCATAATCATCTGAAACCAAGATGCTTTTGCATTTGCAGGTACACACTCCTGGTTCCCCTGGGGGCCCCTGTGGTCCTGGTGGTCCTTGCTCCCCTGGAGGACCTTGTTCTCCTGCTTCTCCTGGTTCTCCTTGGGGTCCTGGAGGTCCTGGTGGTCCCTGCTCTCCTGGAGGTCCTGGTGGACCTGGAGGGCACTCATCGGGGCAGTTATCACCATCTATGACAATATTAATGTTGTCATTTCCACCACCACGACTATTCAGCATCTCCGTGATTTCTGCACGAATAGACTGAATGTTTCCAAACAGATTTGGATCATTACTTCTCTGGTATTGTGCCAGAAGATTGTAAAGATCAATAAGTCTTCTTTCTGCTGAGTCCATAGTTACTCTCCTTTAAAAGAAGGGGGAGGAAGGTAAAAACCTCCCCCTGATAACTACTGAACTAAATCAGCGTACAGCATTGCTGGTTGATGACTGACCAACACCAGCCATGGTTCCGAAGTTAACCATACCCTGACGGGTCTCAGCAATCTGACTGTTTAAAGCATTTAACTGAGAGTTAACTTGTGAAGACAGTGCTGCGAACTGGCTATTGAAGAGACCATCTCTGGCACCCCAATAGTCGTGGCGGCAGTGGTTGAGGTCAGTGTTACGCTCAATCAGCATACGATTGAGTTCATCATTCTTGAGAGAATTGATGAGGTCACGGGTCTTCTCATTTTCATAAGAAACCTGCTTGCTGAGATCATACTTGCTCTCAGCAATCTCTTTGCTGAGTTGTGACTGTCCAAGTGCTACAGCAGCAGCAACCTTAGCGGACTCAAGTGCAGCAGCAGTAGCAGTCTTCTCAGTGGCAAGAAGAATTTCACTGCTGAGTTTCTGAGCAGCAAGGTCTTGAGTTGCTCTTAAAGCAGCAAGATCACGGGATTGATCAAAATCTCTTGCCTGACCAGAAATATAGAAATCAGTAGCTCTTTGCTGAATTTTATCAGCAGCTTCGTCTACTTTAACTGCTGTGTTATGTCCTACGTTCAGAACATCACGGTTGGTTGCTTCTGAATGCTCAGCAATAGCGTATCTGGTATCACCAAAACCATTTGCTAATTCTCTACGAATATCGCCTTGACCGATAGCATTAGCATAACGGTTGTCAGCGGAACGAGTAGCAACATCGTAACGGATCTCACCACGCTCTACAGAACCTTCTCTACGGATGTCTGAGTGCTGTGCTGAGAGTGCTGCCCAAGGATCGGGCATATAAACTGGATCTGCCATTTTTTTCTCCTAAAGGTTAATCGGAGAGCAATACAATCCAATTCCTCCCTGACATAATGCCAGACGAATCGAGCCCACAGACGACCATAGGTGAATCGTCTGGGATTATTTCTCTTTGAAATCGGACTGTATTACCCGATTAGAGATGAAGCATTAATGAAAGAACCATTTTTGGAATCTTTTAGTAATACATCTTATCTCTAATGAGAGGATTGCTCCTCGCAAGATTATTTATGTAAATAAGATTATAACCAAGAAATTTCTACTTCACGAGGAACTACTACAATTGATACTTCTGGAAGTTGAGATTTAGTATTTGCAAGTAAAGTTGCAATTTGTTCTGCAGTGTAAGTGTCTGGTACTTTAAGTACTAATGTTTTTGAATTCATAATTTTCAATAGAGTGTACAGATTATATATTAAGTTGAACGGTTTTTACGCTCACTTTGCCACTTTAAAAAACCTTCCATATTATTGGGATATTTTGGTTTCCCTCTACCTCTTGGTTTCTTCTGATTTTTCATTGCAATTTCATAGTTACTCCAACATAATTCAAGTTCTTCTGGACCATTATCGAAGTTATAAAAACCATCTATCCAAAAGTCAAACTGAGATTCGTTTTTCATATAATTGCACCACAATTTAAATGATGCAAATACGTATAACCATCCAAGTCTGAGTTTTGAAAAGAAGTCTTTGAGTGTAATCATAGATACTCCTTTAAACTCAGTATTATATATTTGCAGATCAAAACATAACAGTGCATTATAGGTATAACTTCTTATAATTACTTATGAGTTCTTTTTCTTTTATGAAGATCTTTTTAGACACAGCAGATGTTTCGTTAATTGGTTCAGCATATGATACTGGACTATTGGATGGAGTCACCACAAATCCCACTTTGATTCTTAAAAGTGGAAGACAATTAAAAGAAGTTATCGAAAATATATCACAAGCATTTCCAGAGTTAGAAAGCATTTCCGCAGAAGTTGTCGCAGATGAAGCAGAGGAAATGCTTTCACAAGCACAAAAGTATTACTCAATTGCACCAGCAGTTACAATCAAAGTTCCTTGTACTGTAGAAGGACTGAAAGCGTGTAACTTCTTATCAAAGCAAGGTATCAAAACAAATGTAACTCTGGTGTTCTCTGTAGCACAAGCAATACTTGCTTCAAAGGCAGGAGCAACGTATATCTCACCATTCGTTGGTCGTTGGATGGATAATTCGATTGATGGTATTGAACTCATCAAGAATATTCGTAAAGCATTTGATTACTCAGGGACTAGCACACAGATTCTTGCAGCATCTCTTCGTGATGTGAGGCAGGTAGAACAATCCGCTCTTGCTGGTGCTGATGTAGTTACGATTCCTCCGACAGTATTTTGGGGAATGTATAAGAACATTATGACTGAAAAAGGTCTTGAATTGTTTCAAAAAGATTGGAATGAGGTACTAAAAAATGAAGAAGTTTAATAATTTTATTCTTAACATTACAATAGGAATTATTGATTTTCTTTATTATGGATTACCAATTGAAAGGTTTTGGGTTCTTGAAACGATTGCAAGAGCGCCTTATTTTTCTTTTCTAAGTGTTCTTCATCTAAAAGAATCACTGGGACTTAGAACAGAAGAGCATTATGATCTAATGAGAGAACACTTTGAGCAGACAGTCAATGAAACGGAACACCTCAGGGAAATGGAGTTACGTGGTGGAGCAGATCGCTGGTTTGATCGCTTTTTCGCTTATCATTTGGTTCTCATCTACTATTGGGTTATGGTTGTCTATTATCTTCTTGATCCTGTTTCTGCTTATCACCTGAATGCTGGTGTTGAACTTCATGCAACAGAAACATATCTAAACTATCTTTGGTTCCACCCAAAGGATGAAAAGATTTCTCAAATTGCTGTAGATGAAATGAACCACTATATTGAACTTAAAAAAGCAATGGAGTTGGTATGAAGGGGTTAGTTATATTCGGAGCAACTGGAGATCTTTGTAAAAAGAAATTGATTCCAGCATTGTATTCTTTACATAAGAAAAGTCTTTTGCCAAAAGGACTAAAGATCATCGGTGCCTCCAGAACCCAACACACCAAAGAAAGTTGGGTAGAAGTATTGGGAAGCTATTCTCAAGAGTTTATCAAAAGACTTGAATATGTTCCCTGTGATTTAAGTGATGCCGAATCTCTTAAGTCATTACACGATTATGGGGATATGACATACTTTCTGTCAGTTCCTCCAGAACGATATGCTGATGCTATTACAAACCTAAAAGAAGCAGGTAAGTTAGATGACGCAGAAAAATCTAGAGTTATTATTGAGAAACCTTTTGGCACCGATCTTCAATCTGCTAATTATTTACAATCTGTGGTTTCTGGATATCTACGCGAAAAACAAGTTTATCGCATTGACCATTATCTTGGTAAAGATACTGTTAATAACATTCTTGCCACTCGTTTTAGCAATATTCTTTTGGAACCACTATGGAATCGAAATTTTATAGAGGAAGTCCAAATCTTCGCAACTGAAACAATTGGATGTGAAGGTCGAGCACAGTATTACGATACTGCTGGTGCCGTAAGAGATATGCTCCAGAACCATATGCTTCAGGTTCTGGCACTGATTGCTATGGAACCACCTTGTAGAAATGATGCAAGGGAAATCCGTAGAGAGAAAGTTAAGGTTCTAGCAGCCACCAGATTAGGTGATAATGTGGTCCTAGGACAATATGATGGATACAAGAGTGAGGAAGGTGTGAAGTATGACTCACAAACACCAACCTTTGTTGCTGGTGAGTTGTATATCGATAACTGGAGATGGAAAGGAGTTCCTTTTCACTTTATGACTGGTAAGAAAATGCCAGTTGGATGTGTGGAAGTTGTGATTAAATTTAAAGCACCTCCACAACAATTGTTTGAGGGTCACGAATGTAATGATCGAATTGTAATGAGATTACAACCAGATCCACACCTAGATATGCGTATTGATATTAAATCTCCAGGACTAAATGATATGGTAGAACCAGCACTTCTTCAGTATCATTATCCTGTAGAGAAAGCAATTGATGGTTATGTGAAACTGTTTTATGATGCGATTAATGAAGATCAATCACACTTTGTTCATGCGGATGAAGTGCTGGAGTCTTGGCGAATTGTTGATGATCTTCTTTGTACGGGAGATTATTGCCCTATTAATACAAGACCTTATTCTTATAAGGAAGGTGTTTGGGGACCAGAAGAAAAAGCAATTACAAAGTGGGATTATCCACTCAAATTAAAATAGGAGAAAGACTATGAAAGTAGGAATGATCGGACTGGGACGGATGGGAGAAGGAATGTCTCGTCGTATGATGAAGGCAGGTATTGAAGTTTGGGGATACCGCAGGAACTATGGGAAAGCAAAAGAAGCATTTGAGAAAGGATATGTAAATGGGGTTACGACAACGATTGAAACTTTAGTTAGAGTTGTTAAAACAGAGAATAAACCAGGAATTTTCCAGATGGTAGTTCCTGCCGAAACAGTAGAGGAAACAATCAATGAGTTACTACGATTTTGTGGTGAAGGAGATATTATTATTGATCATGGCAATAGCAATTTTAAAGACAGTCGGAAGAGAGCAGAACGTTTGGCAAAGTTGGGTATCCAATATATTGATTGTGGCACTAGCGGGGGTGTTTATGGTCTGGATCGTGGATACTGTCTTATGGTTGGCGGTGGAGATACTGCAGTCGCCACTTGTAAAAGCATTTTTAATGCCCTCGCTCCAGGAGTACACGCTGCCGAGAGGACTGAGTTTGACTCACCTGTAACCTCAGCAGAGCACGGTTGGTTGCACTGTGGTGGTCCAGGAGCAGGGCATTTTGTAAAGATGGTGCATAATGGCATTGAGTATGGTATTATGCAAGCATATGCAGAAGGATTTAACATTATCAAGAATGCTAATAATGGAGCACAGTATGTTAGAGAAGGAGACGCTGAAGTTGCCCCTATGGCGGATCCAGAAAGTTACTGCTATGATATTGATGTTGCTGAGGTTGCTGAGTTATGGCGTCGTGGTAGCGTTGTTGGTTCTTGGTTACTTGACCTTACTGCTTCTGTGTTGCGCCACAGCCCACAGCTTTCTAACTTCTCTGGAGGGGTATCCGACAGCGGTGAAGGTCGCTGGACGGTTAATGCTGCTGTGGATCTGGGGGTTCCCGCTCCTGTTATCACCACTGCTCTTTATGAAAGATTTAATTCACGCAATCTGGGTACTTTCGCAGCCAAGATTCTAAATGGTATGAGGTATATGTTTGGAGGACATCACGTTAGATGATTACATCAACAACACCATATAAACTTGCTGAGATTATTCGGGATACTTGGCCTGGTCTTTACAGGAAACCTCAAGCGTCCTATAATACCCAAAAGACTTCTAAAAATGAAAAAATACAATGAAGAATATTTTTCTGTAATTGAAACCAAAACTGGCAGAAAGATTGTTGATTGTGGATTAGAGGAAGATGCACTCGCAATGGTTGCTCTTGATCCACAAAACAGAACTTATACTAGAAATAAGTTTTTGATGGGACCCGTGGTAGACATTGAAATACCAAAAGCATTACCAACAAATGAAATTGTTGACTTAGGTGGTAAATGGGATGATCCAATCCCAGAGGGTATTGATCCTTATAATTTAAGGGGGAGACAACCTTTGCAACCAGTTAAAAAACAATTACCAGAAGATCAACGAATTCCAGTAAATCCTAAATAATTTTCAGATTAATAAGAAATATGAAGTTCACAGTTTATTCCAAAGAAGGTTGTCCTTATTGCACTAAAGTACAACAAGTATTGCAATTAGCAAGTCTTGATCATGTTGTTTATAAACTTAATAAAGATTTTACAAGAGATCAATTTTATGCAGAATTTGGTCATGGATCTACTTTCCCTCAAGTAATTGTAAACGATCAACATATTGGCGGATGCACTGACACGGTTCAATATCTAAAGGAACAAAATTTGGTTTAATGGAAAGCACTCTTAATGAAATTTATAATGACGTAGAAAAGGCAATCGACTATGCCTTTCAAGGACATTTTGTATTGAAGTTTTATGATTATCTAAAAATTCGCGGAACAAAAAGAATAGAAGTAAAGGAGTTTATTGAAAGCTCAACCGCAAGTGAAATAAGTAGTCTTGTAATGGACTTAGATGATTACTTAGAGGGAGGATCTGACGAGATCCATAAACAACTTCGTGAAGGTTACGGACATATTCCAAAGCCAGAAGCAAGAAAAATAAGAAATTATCTTTATAATATACTTGAAGATGCGTGGAAATATGACCATGACAAAAAACCAGGGCGGCGGAAAAAGAAAACTAAATAACTCAGAACCTCAAATTAATAGAGGTGTTGAGTTATTACTTAGGAATAGGAGAAGAAAATCAGAAAAACCAAAGACTTTTCAAGTGAAATTTGGTAAAATGATTTCTCTTTTCCGTAGAGAGTTTCATTTTTTTATAGAATTTCACTTTGATGTTAGGAAAAAATAAACTCTCTGGAGAAAACAAATGGAAACAGCATATGTAATTACATTCACCGTAATGTTTACCTTGCTCTTTTTTATGGTAGGTAGTATAATAGGTTGGTTAACATATAGGCATTTACTTGAATCAAGACCTCCATATTTACATCCAGAGTTTTTTGATGAAAACGGACAAGTAATACCGGACGAAATTGTATCAGTGAGATTTGAAAACGATTATGACTACACCGACGAAGACGAGGAAGAAGACAACTGAAAACTCAGTTAATACTCTTCCAGTAAATCCATTTGCATTTGAGGTTCTAGAATTTGCCTCAAAGCAAAGAAGTAATGCAAAAAAAGTAGAAGTCCTTAAGACATACGAACATGATTCTCTTAAGGCTATTTTTATTTGGAATTTTGATGATAGTGTTATTTCTCTACTTCCTGAAGGAGAAGTTCCTTATGCAAACGTAGATGAACAGTCTGTATATTCAGGAACTCTTTCTGAAAATCTTAGGATGGAAGCATCTGGAGGTGAGTTAGCCACAGGTCAAGATCTTGATGGCAGAGGAAAAACATCTCTTCGTAAAGAATGGCAAAATCTTTATCATTATGTGAAAGGTGGAAATAATAGTCTTACTTCTATCCGTAGAGAAATGATGTTTATTAATCTTCTTAGAGGTCTTCATCCCAGAGAAGCTGATTTGTTGGTTCTTGTTAAGGATAAGAAGTTGACTGATAAATATAAGATCACTAAAGAAATCGTGAGCGAAGCATACCCAGACATTCAATGGGGAGGACGTTCATGACAGTAGTTGTGGGGGAAAGAAAAAAAATGGCAGGATCATCAAAAAAAGAAAATCAAGTTCTGCCACATGAGTATGGATGTGAAGTTTTACTTGAAAAAACAACTATTGATAAAGTCAAGGATCCATCTTTTCCAAATGATGCATATTTAATTTGGTATACTTCTGATGGAGAAACTCATATAGATCTTGTCAGATGCCCCAAAAGAGTAAATTTATTTGATATGTACTATGACAAATATGGTCCAGGTGCAGTTCAAAAAATTGATTTTGGATATGGCAGAATAAATCCCAAACTTTGGGGATATAAACAACCTGAGAAAAAGAAAAGAAAATGAGTGCTGGATTTGGTGGAGATCCTAATCAAGGTAGACTTGGAAAGGATGCAAAAATTACTATTGATTTAGATAACATTGATCATGTTCTAAAAAAATATAAAAAGATTAAAAAATATATGAAGTCTCCTTTATATGCTGTTAAAACAATGGACGGCACAGAAGAGATTGTGAGTTCATTGATTAAGGAAGCGGAGGAGAATCCACTGTAAAATGGGGAAGCATTACTTACTTAACTTGTATGGATGCTCGTTTGTCCTTTTGGACGACGAGCGTTGTCTTATAGACTTATTAGAAAACGCAGCAGCTGCAAGTGGTGCTACTGTAGTTCAGACCATTTCAAAGAAGTTTCATCCACAGGGAGTCACTGTGATTTGCTTGTTGTCTGAAAGTCATATCAGTATCCATACATGGCCTGAGGAAGGTAAAGCAGCAGTGGATGTTTATACTTGTGGTGATTGTAATCCAAAGATTGGTTGTGATATTATCATTCAGCAACTTTATGCATCTAATCATACATTGAGTTACATAGAACGGTAACAAATGTTACAAAGTTAGTTGCATATATAAACCAACGGGTCTATAATGATCCTACGTTCATCCCTATGGGACGGAAGTAAGCCGACGCGGAACGGAACGTTCATCGGGAAACCGACGCAAACGCCGACTGAAGGAACGCTCTTTAACCTAAAAAACTAAGGAGAAAACCTAATGTCTAAAGTAGTATATCGTGGCGTTGAATATGATACGCAAAAGCGTATTGCATATCAACAGCAAATGATGCAACAACCCCAACAATACAACGAAACCTATCGTGGTGTTAAGTTTGTAAAGGAGGGACACAAATGAACACTTACTTCGTTCGTTACCTTAAGAAAAAAGCAAAGAAGGAACAACTCCTTCATAACGCACAATTGAATATGGCTAAGCAACCACAAGTTGCTTAATAAATCAGAGAGGGACTTGACTCCCTCTCTTTTTTTATGTATAATTACCTTTGTGAGGGTTAATCATGATGGATAAAGAAAATCTTAAGTTAATCATCAGAAACCTAGAGTCTCTTGTAGACTGTTTGAAGTCAGAAGTCTATTCTGATGTTAATTCATATAAACCTCAGTATGAGGAGATTGCTCCTTATATTGATGATTATGATGAAGTCTTTTATGATGAAGAGGAAGATGATGTATTTGGATCAGTAAGGGTCAACAAAAAATACAAACTAACAAACGACGATGATGGAGATGGACTGTGAAGGACATGTTTGAAGAATTCGAATTTATGAAACCAGAGGTAAAACTGGTGTCTGTTACCCCAGATGCAGAGAAACACATGGCGTATTGTGCCCGCGTTTCTAACCCAAAGAATCAGGACAATGAAAGTTTTGATGGATTGCTTAAGTATTGTATTAAACATCAGCACTGGAGTATCTTCGAGCAAGCATCTATGACTGTAGAAATCAATACTACAAGAGGTATTGCAGCTCAGATTTTGCGTCATAGGTCATTCACTTTTCAGGAGTTTTCTCAACGCTACGCTGATACCAATCTTCTAAACGAATCTATCCCTCTTCCTGAACTTCGTCGTCAAGATACGAAGAACCGTCAGAACTCAATTGACGACCTTCCAGACTACATGAAGCTTACTCTACTGGAAGATATCCGCGTTCTATTCGAACAGTCTCAGAGGGTCTACAACCGCCTTCTGGAGAAGGGAGTAGCAAAGGAGTGTGCTAGGTTCGTACTACCCTTAGCGACCCCTACACGCCTCTATATGACGGGTTCTGTGAGGTCTTGGATTCACTACATTGATTTGAGAGCAGGTCATGGTACACAGAAGGAACATATGGATATTGCTGAGGCAATTCGTTGTATTTTTACTTGTCAATTCCCAGCAGTTTCTGCTGCTCTTAATTGGAATCGTGATAACTGTGCTGATTGTGAAAGTATTCAACCATCAGTTCGTATAGACTAAATACTGACATATAAAATGGAGGAATAGAGTTGGCAATTTATCCAATCATTCATAAAGAAACGGGTGAAAAGAAAGTAATTGAAATGAGCGTTCATGAAATTACTCAATGGTATAAAGACAATCCAGAGTGGCAACGGGATTGGTCTGAAGGATGTGCGAGTCCAGGAGAAGTTGGAGATTGGCAAAATAAGCTAATCTCCAAAAATCCTGGATGGAATGAAGTTCTTGGTCGTGCTGCCAAGATGCCTGGTTCAAAAGTCAAAAAAATCTAATTACATATGGCAAGAAGAAAAAGAGTAGAAGACCAACCAATTGGTGTTGGACTTACCGCAAAACAAATGAAGCGTAAGAAACCAATCAATGCTGATTTGATACGAGAGATTGAACCTCTTACGGATAATCAAAAACTTCTCTACAAAGCATATGAAGCAAATCAAAATATCGTTGCTTATGGATGTGCTGGAACAGGTAAAACTTTCATCACACTCTATAATGCTCTCTGTGATGTATTGGACGAAAGAAGTCCTTATGAAAAAATTTATATCGTAAGGTCTCTTGTTGCCACCCGTGAGATTGGATTTCTTCCTGGAGATCATGAAGACAAGTCCTCTCTTTACCAAATTCCTTATAAGAATATGGTGAAGTATATGTTCCAACTCCCCACAGACGCAGATTTTGAGATGCTCTATGGAAACCTCAAAACTCAAGGAACGATTAGTTTTTGGAGTACTTCTTTTATTCGCGGAACTACTCTGGATAATGCAATTATAATCGTAGATGAATTCCAAAATCTTAACTTCCATGAACTTGACTCTATCATCACTCGTGTTGGAGAAAACTCCAAGATTATGTTCTGCGGTGATGCAACTCAATCAGACTTGATTAAGTCAAATGAGAAGAATGGCATCGTTGACTTTATGAAGATTCTTCGGGTGATGCCCTCGATTGATATTATTGAATTTGGTGTTGAAGATATTGTTCGCTCTGGATTCGTGAAGGAATATATTCTTGCAAAAATGGAAATGAATCTATGACATTTATTCATCATAATTTTCTAGGTGATATTGAATTAGAAAAGAAAGAACAGAATGGCATCCGCCTCTACCATCTTCCTGACGGGCAGTGGGTGCCTTCTATCACTTCGGTCACTTCATTTTATAATCGTCAGATCTTTATTAACTGGCGAAAGAGAGTTGGACTAGAAGAAGCAAATCGTATTACGAAGAGAGCAACAACAAGAGGAACTGATTTTCACCAAGTCTGTCAAGACTATCTTGAAAACAAAGAACTGAACTGGGATGATTATCAACCTCTGACAAAGTTTATGTTTCATCATTTGAAACCTGAACTTGATAAGATAAATAATATTCACGCAATTGAAAGAACTTTATACTCTCAGTATTTTGGACTTGCTGGACGAGTTGATTGTATCGCTGAGTATGAAGGTGAACTTGCGGTTATAGACTTTAAAACTTCAGAAAAAATTAAACCAGAAGAATGGATTGAGAACTATTTCGTCCAAGAGATGTTTTATGCATCTGCTTATTATGAAATGACTGGTAAACCAATTAAAAAGTTAATCACATTAATGGTGACTCCTGGTGGAGAAGTGAAAGTATTTGACAAAAGAAACAAAGGCGAGTATATTAAACTACTAGTTCGCTATATTAAAGAATTTGTATCTCACAGTACTAGGCCAGATGGAGAATGAGTTAGAGAAAGTACTAGAAAGTAAATTTTTCTGTCCTTCGCGGTTCGCTCAGGAGATTGAGAATCTCGTTCAGGTGAATATCGAAATGAATTATATTGACGCGATTATTCATTTTTGCGAACATAATAATATCGATTTGGAATCAGTTCCTAAACTCATTTCAAAACCCCTGAAAGAAAAAATTAAGTATGAAGCAATGGAACTCAACTTCTTAAAAAAGAGTTCCCGTGCAAAACTACCTCTTTGATGAATGATGCCATTCGATTCTTATAAAACTTATCTGTCCTTGAAGAATCATTTCACCAAGGACAGTTATGATTACTTTAAATATTGTGGTAAAAGTCGTGCCACTCTTCAATCTTTTTACAAACGAAAAGACCGAATGTGGTTTGAGAAAGTTGCAAGACAAAAAACAGATCAGGAAGTTGTAGATTTTTTTGTTGCTAATTTCGTCTCCTGTAATGATCCAGAAACTCTCTGGATTGGTGAGATGATTAAAGAAGGAGAAGATAGATATCAAAATTGGCAAAAGAAAATTCAATCTCTTTCTTATCTCTTTAAAGAAGAAAGTGAATCTTTATTTGAAGAAAATAAATTTCAAGAAGTTTTTAGTTGTTCCAAAGGACATCCTCCTCTTCTTAAAAAGTTTCTAACTGGTAAAGTAAGTTTGGAAACACTTGTCATCTACGATAAAATCTTTTCTTACTCAAAGAATTTTGATAAGAAACTTAAGGATCCAGTGTGGGAAACCGTCAGTCGTAGGGTTAAAAAATATAATCCATTTCTAAATATTGATGTATTTCGGTTTCGTAAAATTTTAAAAGAAATCGTTTTGGAGGGTTCATGAGTTTCTTTAGTTCAGAAGTTGTCCGTGCTGAGATGACTGAAATATCAGAGATGCAAGAAGAAATTTATTCGAACATCTTCAAGTTTCCTACAATGACTAAGGAAGAACGACTGGATCATGTTGAACTTCTTGAACGTCTTTTAGAAAAACAAAAAGTTCTCTATACGAGAATGAGTTTGTCTGATGACCCCGAAGCACAGCAGATGAAAGATCGTATTGTTGAATCTGCAATGATGATGGGTATGCCTCCGGGTACTGATATGAATATCATTCTTAACAATATGTCTAGGATGCTTGAGATGATGAAGGAACAGATTGACAAGCACGACCCAGACTGATAGAATATGGGCTGGACGATCCCTTAAGCAAAGTCCCAAAAGCCAAATCCAATTAATACGGAGAAATCTAATGTCTTTTTCAGATCTAAAAAAGCAATCCAAACTTGGTTCTTTGACTGCTAAACTAGTCAAAGAAGTTGAAAAAATGAGTGCCACCAGCGGTGGTGAAGATGATCGTCTCTGGAAACCCGAACTTGATAAAACTGGAAACGGTTTTGCAGTGATTCGTTTCCTTCCTGCTCCTGAGGGTGAAGATGTTCCCTGGGCAAAGATTTATTCTCATGGTTTTCAAGGTCCTGGTGGTTGGTACATTGAAAACTCTCTGACTACTCTAGGTCAGAAAGATCCTGTTTCCGAATACAATCGCAAACTGTGGAACAGTGGTAGCGATAAAGATAAAGAAACTGTTCGTAAGCAGAAGCGTAAACTGTCTTATTACAGCAACATTTATGTTGTAAAAGACCCTACCAATCCTCAAAACGAAGGTAAAGTCTTCCTGTTTAAATACGGCAAGAAGATCTTTGACAAGATTATGGAAGCAATGCAACCTGAGTTTGAGGATGAAACTCCTATCAATCCTTTTGACTTCTGGCAGGGTGCGAATTTCAAACTCAAAATCGTTAAGAAAGATGGGTACTGGAATTACGACAAGTCAGAATTTGGTTCTGTTGAACCACTACTGGATGATGACGATGCTCTGGAAGCCATCTGGAAGAAAGAGTATTCTCTGGCAGCAGTAACTGCTCCCGATCAGTTTAAGTCCTATGAAGAACTGGAAGCACGTATGAACGTTGTTCTGGGTCTTCAAACTTCTTCTCCTGCACGTTCCCGTGCTGTAATGGAGGAGGAAGATGAGTATGAATCTTATGCAGAAAAACCGACTGCTGAGAGTCGTGTCGTAGAGGAACTGGAGCAATCTTATGCTCGTTCTAAGTCTCCTTCACTTCCTAAGATCGCTCAGGATGATGATGAGGATGATGCTCTCTCTTACTTCCAGCGTCTTGCTGAAGAGTGATTATTCAAAGAGTCTAATATTATCTCCTTTCTTAAGGTTCTCAGCAACATACTGCTGAGAACCTTTTTTGTATGGCATAATCTCTGCAATATCATCAAATACAATACTTAAGTATCTTGATTTGAGAACGTAGATATTTCTTTTCTTTTCTTCCAACTCAACTTCATACTCGTAATTTGTGACTGGAATCGCAAAATCTTTTGCATCCTTATATTCACCGTTATCATAGTATTGAAGACTGAATTTTTCATCAACAATTAGACCTTCTGGAATAATTATAGTTCCATTGGAGTCTATAATTTCTGTAGTCTTATAATATTTAATTCCATTATAAAGAGTATTATAGTCATTGTATTTGTCTAGGACATACTTATCAAATGTTCTTTGAGTCATGGGCCATTCTGTTTTTACGTCAAGTATGTTATTGGAAAGAAGAACTATCCAATCTAGGGTTTCATCATCATAAATTTTGAATGCAACATTATCGGGTCTTTCATCTCCAATAATTTGATATTTTTCAAAGTATGCTAGATTTTGAAAAATATCATCACGAAGTTTTGCTCTTTTGAAAAGATTTTTTACAACAGTGTAATCTGAAAGATTTTTTTCATCTTTTACTCGATTAATATAAGCGAAGTTTGGAACTGATCTGAAGTAGAATGCCATTTTTAGTAACCTATTTCTGATTCAAATGTTGTTGATCCCTTACCATAGTCATCATCATAAACCGGTTCAAGTTCTGAGAATTGCATTGATATATCGTATTGCGTCATTGCACCATCATAAAAAGTTGCATAGTTTCCTGCAGGAGTATAATTGACATTGAATGAAGTGAGAGCACATTCTTTGATTTTGTTAATCCAAGGATGTTCTTTTGTTCCTATCATATATTTAATCTCAAATGTGTTAGGTGATTTCAAGAATAGTCCAGTGCTTGCTCTTTTTACTGACATTCCTTGTTTAAAAAATCTAATAATATTTCTAATTCTTTTTGCTTCATCTGGTTCTCTAGCAGATAAACTGAATGTAAAGTTAAACCCTCTTAAATTTGGACCTTGGAATAAAAGTTCCATATTTGGATTTATAATTCCACCAGTGGTTCTTGTTAGAAGACCTTTTGTTCCTGCTGCTTTATCTGCAAAACCTGCAGCAAATGCAGTTTTTATATCTTGAGATGCTCCAGTTAAAAGATCTGCAGATGCTTGAATTGCTTGACCAGCTCCTTCTGCTCCTCCCGTAATTGTTCCTAAAGCACCTGCTGCAGCGATTGCCTGTGCGGCGTTCATTTCATCAGATCCCCATTGAACTGTATTTGAATCTGAAATACTTGGTTGAATTGGGAGAATTACTGAACTTCCTCTTCTTTTTCCTTCAGTTGATCTTTCTCCGAAAGGGTCTCCTTTTGCAATTCCAGTTAAATTTATATTTTTTGGAGCATATTCCAACATTGTAAATCTTATATAATCTTGTTTATTTGTATCTAAACCTATTGGGTACTTTAAGTATAGACCTGCTGGATATTCAGAAACTTTTCTTGTTTCACTGCTGTCTCCAATTGTTAATTTTTTCAAATTATCTTGAGCCTGATTTAAATCTACTGTTTGTTGAGGTTCATTCGTTGCTCCAGTACCTTCTGCAGTTGCTGCTGCATTCCCATTACTTAGTTGATTTAACTGTTGGGGAGAAGCACCATTTGCCTTTGCATCTATCTGAGCGGTGCTTTTTACTGCATTATTTAAAGCACCTCCTGGTTGAAGTGATTTTAATTGATCTTGTGTTAAAATATTATTTCCACTTGCGTCTTTTGTGGGAGACCATGATTTTCCTCCATCAGTAGAAGTAGCTAATGCTCTATCAGTCTTTCCGCTTCTTGCAGTAACACTGTCCTGAAGAGTTAATTTTGACGCTCCTACTTGACTGTTTGTTATATTGGTTTCTGTCTTTACTGTATAAATTGTTGTAGAGTTTCCTATTTTTAACGGAAATGGTTTGCTAGTACTTGTTTTAGAACCTTCAGAATTCCATTGTTGGCTACTAGGCATCAACCTCTCCTCCAAATTTCTGAAGGATTAAAGATCTCAATTTTTTGTAGAGTATGAGACATTTATATGGAGAGGACTTTTATTTATTTAGACGGAATTTTCCATATTGCAATGAGACTAATTCGTCCAACTCGTTATACTTAACGACGTGAAGTTTTCCGATAACTTCCTCCCAAGTATATTGTCTTGCCTGTCTCCAGTGAAAATTAAATCCTTTAAATCCCCATCCATAAAGTTCAGTGCAAGCAATTAATGGATGTTGATCGTATTCAATATCTGGTGTTTTTGGGTTATAGATGAAAGTATAAAACTTTCCTGGTTCTGGATATAGAACTTCTTCTTTGAAGATATCCATAATAATTAACATGATATCTTCTGGATCTCCACTTCCCAATTGCTCTACTTTTTTTAAGAGTTCTTTTGTTCTTACTGTTCCAGTTCCTACGTACTTTCCAAAACCTTCTGCCATTACTTAATACCTAAGTCTTCTTCGGTGATTACTTTGAATTCTAACATTCTATCCGCACACCACTCTTGTGCCGCTTTCCACTTTGCTTGATTTACCGCATAAGTTTTACATTCGTGCAGATAAGATTTAGTTACTCTTGACTTTTGTTTTGGTGGGACGGTTTGTTTTTTCGGTTTTACCTCAATCACGTAAGTTTTAATTTTTCCAGACGCTTCTTTAACTTTGATTAAGTAATCTGGAAAATATCTATGCACTCTATTATCAACCGGAGACACATACCCTATACAAAACTCTTCAGAAGCCCAAGAAATTATGCTTGGATTGTGGTCGCACCAATAACAGAACCTACGTTCCCAACTGCTTCTGCAGATAATATTGTTTGCGTCACCTTGATATTTTTCTGGATACGATGGTTTGTAGATACTTTTAATACTTTCTGCCATTTCCAGCATACATAATATAACAGTAAAAATATTTATAAATGCCAGCTCCAACTCCAAGAGTAAGGGACGTATCGTTTTTAAAAACGAAGATAATGCAACCTGCATTAACTTCGAATTTTGAATGTCATTTTGTCATACCACCAGAAGTAAACAAGCAGCTTGGATATAATGGAATATCTGGATCATCTCCTTTTACTACAGAGACATTAACAATTTCTTGTTCTGATGCGTCTCTTCCAGGTTCATCTCTTACAACTCATGAATTAAATAATGATTTTACTGGTGTTACACAAAGACATGCATATAGAAGATTATATGATGATAGGGCAGATTTTACTTTTTATGTAAATAGAGATTACCTTCAGATAAGATTATTTGAAATTTGGATGAGGTATATTGCCGGAGAACAAGCATCATTTGGGGAAAGTAATACCGTATCATATAGAGTAAATTACCCAAAAAATTATAAAGCAAGTGCAATCTATATTACTAAATTTGAAAGAGATCTTGGATCAAAAAGTTCTCCTAATAATAAAACCTTAGTTTATACATTTGTAAATGCATTTCCAATTTCTATAACTTCAATCCCCGTTTCTTATGATAGTTCTCAACTTTTAAAGTGTACTGTTTCCTTTACTTATGATAGGTATTTTGTGGGTAATGTGAAGGATAAATCGCCTACAGGAGACCCATCACAATCACTAGCAACTGGTGTTCCTAATCCAAATGATGTTACTTATTCCAGTGGTGTGGATCAAAATGCATTTACTGGAGATGCATCACTTACTAAAGATGTTACAAATACTTTAAATAATGTTTCTCCAAATCAATTAAATAGGCAACCAGCATTTACTCAATCCGAGATTACTAGTGCAATAGATGCTGAGAGACAACTTCAGTTAAATGGAGTTCCTGCAGATAGCGGTGCTTTAAACCTCTTTTGATCTTTTAATAAATAGTCACACCTGAATTGTTTTAGGAGATTATGCCTTTACCAAAAATTGCAACTCCAACATATGAGTTGGAATTACCTTCGACTGGGGAAACAATTAAGTATCGTCCATTCTTAGTTAAAGAAGAAAAACTTTTAGTCATTGCCCTAGAATCTGAAGATACGAAACAGATTACTACAGCAATAAAGACGGTTATTAAAAACTGTATTGAGACGAAGGGAATTAAAGTAGAAACTCTTCCAACATTTGATATTGAATATTTGTTTTTAAATATTCGTGGTAAGTCCGTTGGAGAAGAGATAGAAGTTAATATTATCTGTCCTGATGATGGGGAGACTACAGTTCCTATTAAAATTAATGTTGATGATATCAAAGTTCAAAAGAATGAAGATCATAATAATAAAATTAAATTAGATTCTCATTTGATGATGGAAATGAAGTATCCTTCATTGGATCAATTCATTAAAAATAATTTTGATTTATCCAACAATAATGCATTGGAACAATCTTTTGAACTTGTTGCATCATGTGTAGATAAAATTTATAATGAAGAAGATGTTTGGTCTGCTGCAGATGTAACGAAGAAAGAACTTATGGAGTTTTTGGATCAAATGAATACGACTCAATTTAAACAGATTGAAAAGTTCTTTGAGACAATGCCTAAACTTTCTCATAAAGTTATGGTGAAAAATCCAAAGACAGAAGTTGAAAGTGAAGTCGTATTAGAGGGTCTCTCAAGTTTTTTCGCATAGCACTGATCCATATGGATCTTGAAAACTATTTTCGTCTTAATTTTTCGTTGATGCAGTATCATAAATACTCATTGACGGAAATTGAAAATATGATTCCTTGGGAAAGAGACATTTATGTTGAACTTCTCAAGCAACATATAGAAGAAGAAGAGTTTAAACAAAAGCAACAAAGTAATGGCTGGTAATCCTACTTTACCTACAGAGAATATAGATGAGGTAATTTTAAGATTACTGGCCTTAGAACCTAATGAAGTTGATGAACTTGACTATGATACTTATAAATCACTCCTAAGAGAACTTTTAGTAGAAGTCACTGCATCAAAAAGAAAAATCGGTGATACTGAGTTCTCTTTTGTGAAGGATGAATTCAAAAGAGTGAGAGGAAAAAAAGGAAGATTTCGAATTAAAAAAACTAAGATAACTGCAAGTGGTCTTGGTCTTGGTGGAATACGAAAACAAGTAAAAGGCACTCAGCAACGATTGATGTTGGTTCCTGTTGGAGGAATTCCAAAACAAACTGAAGTTGTATCTAAAGGAAAAGGATCCGATACTGATGTTTTGTCGCGCATCAGTCAAACTCTTGATTCAATATTATCAACTTTAGTTTCTATTAATAGAGAAAATAGAAATAGAATTGAAAGAGAAAGAAAAGATGCTGAGAGTAGAAAAAGATCATCAAGAGAAAAGGAATTAGAATCGAAACCAATTGAAGGTCTCAAGAAGGCAATATCTGCAATTACAAAACCATTTCAATCTATCTGGGATAGAATAGTACAATTTATTACTAATATTATTCTTGGGAGAATTGTATTAAAATTAATTGATTGGTTTGCTAATCCAGAAAATCAAAAGAAAATCAGAAGTCTAGTTAGATTTTTTAAGGATCATTGGCCTACTTTACTGGCATTGTATTTGAGATTTGGAACTGGTATAGGTAGATTTGTTGGTAAGTTAAGTAGTATATTAATTAAAGGTGCAATAAAGTTAGGAGCAATCACTGCAAATCTTGCTGCCCGAGCAGGTCTTAAAGGTGCAGGAAGACTTGGTAGATTTCTTGGTGGTCGTGGTGGAAAACTTTTGGGTGCAGGATTAGCAATCGGCACTGATGTTGCATTGACGATGGGCGCTTCAAAAACAATTGAAGGACTTTCTAATGGTGATGTAAAAGTTCCTGGGTTTTCTGGTGGTGGGTGGAATAAAGGATTTGGTAATTTCTTTGGAAAGATGTTTAGTGGTCTTGTAAAGGGACCAAAGGGAAGAGATAAAGTTCCTGCGATGCTTACTGATGGTGAGTTTGTTGTGTCTGCTGGCGCAGTTAAAAAGTATGGTGTTGATACTTTCGAAGCAATGAATGCTGCTGGGGGAGGAACTAATGTTCCCCAAATAACAAATGGAATGACTTATGCTGAGGGTGGTGGATGGATTGGAAGAGGTGAACCTGGAGCAAGATACGATGCAAGATATGGTTCTGGTGCATATGCTAGAGAATCTGCAAGAAGAGCGGCAGCAGCAAATGCAGCACCTTTAGTTCCAAATATGCTACCACCAATAAAAACTGGTAGCAGATATCATCAGGAAAGTAAATCAAGAGTAGGTCAAGGAACAAAAACAACATCCATAAATGGATTGAGTGTTCCAATTGGAATAAATGCATCAGGCATAACTTCTCCATTTAAACCTTCTTCTGCAAGTAGAAAAGCACAATTTACGCCAGAGCAGCAGAGAAGAATAGCACAAGATAATGCTGAACGAAATAGAATTATGCAAAGAGGTCAGCAGAGAAGATCTTCTGATGATGCAATAAGAAGAGAATGGAGCAAAGCATTCAGTGATCCTACCAATCCACTCTATCAAAAAGCAGCATTTGATGAGAATTATAATTACCAAAAGTTTAAAAAAGATTATCTTGCAAGACAATCGAAAGCATCGGGAACAGGATACACTCCGTATCAATCAAGATTTTCTGGTTCCCGTGATTCTGCTTTTAGAAGAGCTCAAGGAATAACAGGTGCTTCAGTAAGTTCTGGAAGAACTAAATCTCAACTTATGGGTGGTGGTGGAGGATTATCAAAACCAAGTGGAATTTATAGAGGTGCTGGCGCAAAAATGGTCGGTGGATATGGTTTGAAGCAGCAATCTTTTGGTGATGCACCTTCATCTCAAATCATAAAGAATGATAAGGGGCAGAATGTAGTTGGTTATAAGGCAATGAAAGGTGGTAAATTAACTTACGTTCAGGGTCCAAAACCTGGAACTGGAACTACAAATATTTTTGAAAGGATTGGAAGAACAATAAATCCAAATGCATATAAAGCAAGTGATGCTGCAGCAGCACAAAGAAAATATCAGCAAGCATCTGCTGGTTCAATTGCTTCTTTAAAAGCAAGAGGTGCAAGTCAAGCAACAATTGCAAGAAGACAAGCAGAATTAAAGAAAGGAGTAAAACCGTTACCAAAGCCAAGAACAAAGGCAGATGTTATTGGACGTGGTGGAGGTGGAGGAAGAAGTAGTGGAGCAAGACCTACATCTCCTTCCAAACCACCAAGTTTCTCACCCACTCATAAGAAGGGGACAAGAACCGCACAAGCAGCACTGGGGGTTAAGAAGAAATAATGGCTAACCTAGTTCCCTATAAAAAAACAAATAATGCTATTATTAAAGCAGACAAATTTTTACCAAGGATAAAGACTTCTTTTATTTCTTCTGGAAAAGATTTCACTAAACTTTCTGAAAGTCCTTTATTAAAAATTGAAAGAAAGTTTATTAAGATTGATAGTCTTTTGAAGGATTCTTTATTACTTTCTAAAAAGGAAAATGAAAAAGGTAGAGTAAAAAAAGAAGAGAAGAAATTCGAACAAAGAGAAAAGGAATTAGAAAATAAAAAAGCAAAATTACCAAGTGGTGTTAAAGTTCCTTCTTTACCTGGAGTTGGTATTTTAGGGTGGATTAGAAACTTCATCGTTCAGACTGTTTTAGGATTTCTTGCGGTAAGATTAATCGATCATCTTCCAAAACTTTTAAAAGTCTTACCTGTAATTGTTAAAGTTAGTGATTTCTTCATTGATATGGGAGGAAAACTTTTAGATGGATTAGTGACTTTTGTTGATAAGGCATATGATGTAGTAGATAATACTCGCAAGTTTACTAAGCAACTTGGTGGTGAAGGTCTCGCACAGAACTTTGATAAGTTTGCTGGTGCATTAAGCACGATGCTAGATGTTGCTGTTATTGCAGCATTGTCTGCTGCAAGTATGGGTGATGATTTTGGAGGTTCTGGTGGTCCTACTTCAAAAACAAAACCTGCGTTGGGATCAAAACCGAAGGTAACAACGGGGTCTGGTGGAAAATTTAAATTCAGAATACCTGGAACTGGTCCTAAAATTACAGGTACTAAAGGTATTCTTTCCTTTGTAAGACCATTCTTAAAAAGAATACCCATACCTGTTATTGGTGCATTAATTGACTTTGGATTATCTTGGGCTCTTGGAGAAGATCCAGGTAGAGCAGCATTTAGGGCAATTGGTGCTGGTATATTAGGTTCTATTGGTACTGGATTAGCAGGAGCATTGGGTCTTGCTGGTGGTCCTTTAGCAATTGCTACTGCTGCTCTCGGGGGTCTTGCTGGTGGTGCTTTAGGCGATATGGCTGGTGGTGCTTTATATGACTTGTTCTTTGGTGGTAAGAAGACACAGAAAGGTAAAGTTGCAAAGGCAGCAGGTGGAGGGCAACCAACAACTCGCGGAGGAAAATTAGTTGGTGGTCCTGCAAAGAGATCTGTTAAGAAAAAGAAAACTCCTAGAACACTTACTGTTACTCCTAAAAAATTAAAACCAGGATCTGCTGTTGGTGGAGAGAATAAAGTAAAACAACTTTTCCCAGAAACAAAAGATAAAACAAAGATGAGTCCTTTTGATGTTTTAAAAAATGCTTATGATGGTTTTTCTAAATCTTCTGGTCTTGGTTCTCTTATTGCTCTTGCAATTAAACCATTGATGGGAGATAGACCATCATATGCAGACTATAAGAATGCTGGAATTGGTGTGAATAACTGGATGAATCAATCAGTTGCAACCGGAACTTATGGATATGCTGGTGGTGGTGAAGTTAAAATTGAGAGCATTGTATCTGGGGAAGATTATAGCGATGTGATTGCAAAGTCATTGCAAGATTCTGTAACTCCACAGGTTGATAAAACCATTCAAGATTTGATGAGGCAATTAAATTTAAAACAACCTACGAAAAAAGAACCAGATAAAACAGATCCAACACTAAAAGAAGAGGGTGGTGGTGGAGTTGATGGGGGAGGAATGACTGGCGGGCAGTGGGGTCCACTATTAGATCTGATTGCTGGAAAGGAATCCGGTGGAAATTATGAGGCAATGTATCCAAGCACAACTTTACCCGGAGCAACAAAAATGACAATCTCTGAAGTTGCACGGAGAGCTACTGGAGCAGTTGGAAAATATCAACAATTACCTCAATATCTTGTTAATAGAGCAAGAGCTGCGGGTCTTAATCCAGATAAAGATCTTTATAGTCCAGAAAATCAAGAAAAAATTATTATTAATGTTAATATTAAAGGAAGGGGTGGGGAAAAGTGGTTGAAGGGAGAAATAAGTGACGAACAATTTATGCAAGGTTTATCTCAAGAATTTGCTTCTCTTCCAAATGCAGATGGTAAATTTTATTATCCAGGTCAAAGAAGCGCAATGACTCCGGAAAAAGTTAAATCAGCACTTTCTAAAGTTAAGCGTGGTGGATATTCTCAACAAGAACTCGCAGCAGGTATGGGGCGTGGACCATCTGGTGCAACAAGAGGTAGTATTGGTGGATCAGTTGTAGAGTACATTACTGGAGATCCAAATACTCCATTTGGGAGATTCGATAGAGCGGGTCATGGAACTACAGATAATTATCATGACCACATTGCGTTTAAAGATAGAAGCACTGCTGTCAGAGCTTACAATTTCTTTAAATCTAAGGGCATTCAAGTTACAGAATTTAAGGGTTATGGTCCTGTTGGAGGTCATGCTTCTGGATCATATCACTATTCCGGACTTGCTTTTGATATTCCCGGAGCACAATGGGGTGGATCTGGAGCAATTGGCGCAAGAGATTATGCTGGATCGGCAAAGGTTAGAAGACTTCTAAAAGAATTTATGGGTGGAGGATCAACTCAAATTGCATCGAAGTTTCATGGTGGAATTGGATATGCGAATAAAGATGGAATGACTTTAAAACTTCATAAAGGTGAGATGTATAAAGTAGTTGATAAAGACTCTGTAGATTTATTTGGAAGAGACTTTATTGAAGATATTATTAATGTAGAAAATAAAGCACAACTAGTTGCAAAAGCACCATCAATTATTGAAAAACTTAAATTAATTTCTGGATATACTGATTATGAAAGACCAGAACCAGAGGTTGTTTATGTTCCTAGTCCAGTTGAATATCTACCACTTCCTATGGGTAGTGGAGGTTCTACCATAATTGCTGGTGGAGGTGGTGGAGATGATTATGTAAATAGTAGTATGGAACAAACACTTGCTCAAATAGGATAATATGTCTGTAAACGAAAGTAATATACCTATTTTTAAAGTATATTCAAATGCAACTGGAAAAGAACTTCCATTCAATGGTGGAGTTGCTGAGTTGCATTATTATGAAAATATATTATCTGAGACTGTAAGAATGTCGATAAGTGTTGTTGATACCGGTCAAGGAGATCAAGGAACAACAGGATCGGAGAGTGTAAAACTCACCGGAACTGAAAAGGTTCATATTGAATTGGAAGATACTCAAAAACAAAAGATTTCTTTCACTACGAGTACAAATGAACTTCATATTACTGGAAGAGAAAGAATTACTGAAAAATTAAAAGATATTGAATTCTTAGAGTTGGTATCGAAAGAGTACCTGAAAAATGAAAGTGTGAGAGTTGATAAGAGATATGATGGAAAAATATCGGATTCTCTAACTAAAATTCTTAAAGAAGTTCTAAGCACGCAAAAGAAATTAGATATAGAATCTACAAAAAATTCACGTTCATTTATTGGAACTTTAAAGAAACCTTTTTGGTTTATTATGTGGTTAGCAGGACAATCCATTCGTGAGGATACAAGTGCTCTTGGATTGAGTGCCGGATATTTCTTCTTTGAAACTAAATCTGGGTATAAGTTTAAATCTATTGATACTTTATTTGGACAAACACCAGTTAAAAAATATATCTATAATAATACAGTATCTACTAAAATACCCACTGGATATGATGGAAAAATTTTAGAATATAATTTTGTTGATAGTGCTGATATGAAAGATCAGATGATGATGGGTACATTCAATACCTCCGTAAATCTTTTTAACTCTTTTGAGAGTGCTTTTGGTTGTAATCCTTTAGATATTTCCACTCAGGAATCTGCAATTACTGCAGCTGGAACTGAGTATGGTAAGAATTTATTTAAAGATTTTATAACAAAACCTTCAAGATTTTTTACTGGTAATCAATCAATAGGTGGATATACTCCTGTAGATCAGTCTCACGAATTGGATACTGATAAAGCAAAGTATCTTTCATCTTCTACAGCAAGATACAATCAAGCGTATACTGTTAAAGTAAATATCACTATTTTTGGTGACTTTAGTTTAGAAGCGGGTCAATTAATTTATTGCGATTTTCCCGAACAATCCACTAAATCAACTAAGGAGGCAAATCCTAGGATGAGCGGTGTCTATATGATTTCTGCACTATGTCATCGTATTGATCCTATTAAACAGTGCTATACATCGTTGGAATTGATTCGTGATTCTTATGGTAGAAAACCAATGGCAGCTTCTGCCACTGCAGCAGGAAATCAAAAATCATCAGTACAAAAAGCGTCTGATGGAGCATCTGCAAATAATAAGGGTGTTACTGATGAAGATATTGCAAGCGAATTAAACAACGAAAATCAACTTATGTCTCAGCAAGAACAGGCAATAGCAGAAACTCCTCCAGATGGAACTAAATATGATGATGAAGGATATCCTGCAGATGCTGGTAGTGAATTTGAATATAATCCAGTTACAGGAAGACTTGATCCTAAAGATTAGTAATAAATAATAAAAACTATTTTAGTGTGTTCATATGGACAGAACACTTCAACAACATATTAACGATGATAGAGATGAACTGGATAACCCAAATACCAGTGGTCAACGTCGTCGTCACTTAGAAGATGAACTTGATGCTTTAGAACAGTATCAAGTTAATCATCCAGACGAAAATCACGATCCAACTTCTTTGGAATTATATTGTGACACTCATCCCGATGCTCTTGAATGTAGAGTTTATGAAGATTAATTATGTCTGATGTAACTACAGGATCTGCTTTTAATCCTCAATTCTTTATGAATCCTCCTTGGTGGATTGGAAGAGTTGAGGATAAAGAAGTATGGAAAGATAATATTAAAGGTGAAACTTTTAATAGTGTAGCAGAAATAAAGGGTTGGGGTCAAAGATATAAAGTAAGAGTTTTTAATTGGCACACTGGGGATGTAAATAAACTTCAACCAGATCAAGTTGCATTTTGTCAGGTTTTGATGCCGGTAACTGCTGGTTCCGGGCATGGTGGAGCATCAATTACTCCTGCTATCGAATCTGGATCCGTGGTATTCGGGTTCTTTATGGATGGAATGGCAGGACAGGAAGGATATATTGTAGGACTTCTTGGAAACTCTAACAATAATGTCCCCAAAGAAAGAGCAGAACCTGCACCAAATCAACCAACAACAACTGTTCCTCCAACATCAACAACCGGAGGAAAACCAACACCAACTGTAGTCAATCCACCTACACCACCAACAGGTCCTGGTAGTTTAGCAACTAAACCAGTACCCGACAATGTAGACCAACTGAGTACAGACCAATTAAAAAAACTTTTAGATCCATCTAAGACTCCATCTTCTGCAGTTTTTAAAGCAGCATCGGAGGCAAGGCAAAAAGCAAAAGCAGCAGGACTCCCTACAAATGAAGTTGAAAGACTGGTTCTTGCAGCAACAGTAAAAGCATCAAGACAACCAGGTGCTGATGCTGGTGGAAGTGCAAATTGCAATAAAGGATATCAACAGTTTAATAATACCTATACTGATGGGAGTCCTCAAACTGCAGCAAAAGTTCCTGACGATAGAATCATTGGAGGAACTCCTTTATCAACTATCGAAGCACTTCATATTGGGGTTAAGTCACAAGACCAGCACGATAAGTCCAGTAAAATAAAAATTCCTTTACTTGATGTCACTAAAAAGAATAATAGTGATATGAAAGGAATTCAACGTACTATGAAAAATTTAATTAATAGTGTAGAAGAACTTAAAAAGACTTACAATCAAGTCTCTGCTTTTGCATCTGATGTAACTGAATTTTCTAGTCAAATTCAAAATGAAATTAGTGGAGCTGTTACAGAACTTTCTGGATTTACTAAAAATATAATGGGAGGTATTCGTGCCTATACACTAACCAAACTTTCTGATGCTACTAAAAAAGTAACACCCAATCTTTTCCCATCAGAAATACCTAGGTTCTATAGAAAAGTGGAAAAAGGGATAAAATCTTTAAATTGTGCTTTTAATAAAATTACTTCTAATATGCCTAATTTATTGAATTCTATTATTAAAGATACTTTAGATAATATGATTAATACTCCTTTGTGTGCTATTGAAAGTATGGTTTCTAATATTTTAGATAATGTTCTGAATGAAGTTACTGGAATTATGGATGATGTTTTTTCAACATTTAATTCTACACTTGGATCTATTGCTGGTACTTTAGGCGCGGCAGGTGGCGCAATCAATCAAGCAGGGGGTGTTCTGGGTTCTGTCAGTGGGGCTTTAGATTCTATTGGTGGTATTGGTGGAAATATGTTTAATTCTCTGGAATATGTAAATGGAATTAAGCAATTCTTTGCTTGCGATGATATAGAAAGTCCAGTAAAATATAATGAATTGGCTTACGGATATCCTGCTCTTCCTGGTGGAGATGCTTCACCAGTTCCAGGTGCCGCAAATGAATCTCCTACAGGTAAGGGTGCAGTTGCTTCTCAAGCACCTTCTGGAAATATTGTAAATAGTAGAAGCACCACTGTTACTCCAACTGCTCCAACTGCCCCAAAGATAAGAGAACAGATACAAAGTCCGGAGGATGATAACAGTGGAACATCGACATTTACTTTATTCTAATTATGTTTTCTAGAAATATTCCTCAAGATACTGCTATTAAGGTTGCTTTCTTTGATGATGATGGGAAGAAAGTAGGTGGATTAACTGTCGAAGAAGCTAATAGAGTTCATCAGATAGATCCTACAAAACTATTTTACTTTCAAAATGGTGATGGAACTGAAGAAGAACTTACAATAGTAGAAGTCAATCAATTAACTCCAGAAAAAGATTTACTTCCAACAACTTCTGATTGTCCTACACAACCTCAAGTTTGTGGGCCACCATTGGTTAAGTTTTTTGGGGGTGGGGCTGGATTTGGTGCTGCTGCGAATGCTGTGATTAGTCCAATCTCATCTTCTGTAATTGGATTTGATATTGTAAATCCGGGAAAGGGATTTGAATCACCTCCAAATGCAGAGTTAATTGATAACTGTGGTAAAGGTGCTGGAGGAAATCTTACTGTAAATATGAATTCCGATGGTAAGTCGGTTAAAAATATAACTATCAATGCACCTGGTGATGGATATCTTGCTGCTCCTGATGGCAGTCTAGGTGGAAATGAGAGAGTATGGAAAGAACCTGATGAGGGTTATGTCAGAACTCCAATTAGTGGATATCACGTCGTTCAACCTTTAAGGCCTATAGGAGTAAAATCGGGAAGTACTTATTATCCACCAAATGGTTCACCGAGAGTTCTGGAACGAGATGAGGTCATTACCTTACCATTAGTTCCAGTAAAACCAAAAGATCCTACATCATTTGGAACACCATATTCGGTTATTCTTTGCATTGAAGAGATAAAGGTTTTAGATCAAGGATTTGGTTATAGACCTGGAGATGAACTAATTATCACTCCTGATAATGGAACTAAAACCGAATTAGTAATCAATGAGTTTGGGAGTATTACCTCAGTAAAAATTATTCAAGGTGGATGTGGATATGATGATTTGCCTGAAATTAGAACAAATTCTCCTACAGGATTTAATGCTACATTTAGTCCAATCTTTAAGGTTACACGAATTGATCCAACTAAGCCAATAGAATCTCAGGTTTCTCCCGTTACACCTTCTACAACAGTGGAACAAATAAGTGTTGTTCCTCAAGAAGTTCGTTTAGTGACAGTTATTGATTGTGTAGGTAAAATTCCACAAACAAGTACTTTTAATGTGCCGAGGTAATTAAAATGGGAAAATCTTTAAATTTAGAAACAAAAGATATAAGAACTAAAGATGGAAATTTGAGGTTAGGTCATATTCACCTGGACCAAGTAAAGTCATCGATTATGATGCAGGGTCAGGGTGGATTGGAGTATATTACCATAGACCAAACTGCACCTAGAAATGGATGGATTACGTCGAGGTGCAGGGGAAGATATCAAGTTATTTGCGGAGATAATATTCCTGATGGTGATGTAGCAATGTATCTTAATTCTTGCGGTGACAAAGGATTAAGTAGAGGAAATATTGAGATCATTACAAAGGGAGTATTTAAAGTTAATGCAAGAGATATTCAATTGATTGCCACTGGAACTGATAATAGTACTGGAAGAATAACATTACAATCAAATGAAGAAATTAAGTTAAAGTCAAAACAAATTAATCTCAATGCTGAAGAAGCAATGAGTTTGTTTTCTGATGGGGAACTAAATACTACAGCAAAAAATATTATGAAAATGACTGCAGGAGCATTTCAAAAATTGAGTACATCAAGTTCATTAAAACCTCCTGTACTTTCTATCAATCCAAGAGCACTTGGATCTGTAAAACCTGGATCAATTTAATAAGGAGATATACTTATGTCGTCATTCAGTGATTCTGAATATATTCAAAGATGTTTTATTGCAAAGGATGAAGTAAAACCAGAATCTTTAGGTAGAGGTGCAGCTGCAATTCGTGGTTCTTCATATCTCCAAGGACCAGTTCATGGAGGAGATGATGAAGAATACAATGATATAAAAGCAACTATGATGCTTGCTCCTCTTGAAAATAGTGATACTGTCAAACCTTTATATTCTTTATGGCTTCGTTTTTATGCTAGAATACAAAGTTATTTGAGAGTCGATATTTTAATTAAAACTAAGTTTCTTCGTGCCTTTAGAATTCGTACTACTAAACTTCGTGCAGTTGAGATTAAAACTGTAATTCTGAGAGCAAGTATCAAAAACTTTCAGATACCTCATCCCCTCAAAAAGGATAAAGATCTGGTTCACTCTTGTTTAGAAGGACCAGAAAACGGGGTTTATTTCAGGGGTAGATTGAGAAATAAAAATGTAATTGACCTTCCCGACTATTGGACTGAACTAGTACATGAAAATAGTATCACAGTTCAATTACAACCAATCGGAGCACATCAAGATATAATTATAAAAAGAATAGGAGAAAATCAAATACATTTACAATCTAGAGGTGGAATGCCTATAGATTGCTTTTATCATGTTTATGGTGAAAGAAAAGATGTTGAAAAATTAAAAATTGAGGTAGATAAGGAAAATGGATAAGGATAATCAATTTGAAGATAAGTTTGATGAGAGTACTTATTATAAGGTTTCTGAAGACACTGTACTATTAAATAATCTTTGGACCAATGCTGTAAAGACAAGTGGATCTTTCGTAGGAATTCCTAACTCTGGATTGAATTCTTTTGATGATAATGATTATCTGAGTCAAGATTACCTTGATAATAATAATTTTAGTCCAGAATTATACAATCGAGATGATCTTGCGAACATGAATTTCTTTAGGGATGATAATGTATCAATGGTTCTATATAATAATCCATTTGATTACATAAATTTACGTCTTGAAAAATCAGATACAAATTATGTAAAACTGGAAAAAATCCAAACAAGTATTGTTTCTCCTGGAATTACAAGCAGTAATATAGCAATAGCTTCTTCTGATATAAAAAGTATACTTTCATATTCTATTCTTCCTGTCGATGTTTTTACTTTTAATGTAAATACTCTTAATGTTGGGTATACTACTGCTTATAATACTATAGTTGGATATGGAACAACGAGTGTTGTTGGGTATAGTAGTATTACTTTTGGTAGAGGAGATACAAATGTTTTTGGTGATTTTACTGTCAATGTAAATCAATTTACCGTAGATTCTTCAACTGGAGATACTTATGTTAATGGAGATTTAGTAGTAAATGCAAATAAATTTGGAGTAGATTCTGTTACCGGAGATGCATATATTGATGGAAATCTTGAGATAAATGGATGCTTGAATGTCACTGAATTTTGTGACTATACTTGGTTAAATACGTATCTAAGTTCTTCTCCAGTTGGTGTTAGTACTCTACTGGTTGGAGTTGCTGGAACTACAATTATTACGACTGCTGATGGTCTTGTCGGCATCGGAACAACAGTTCCTCAAGCAAAACTTCATGTTGTTGGCAATACTCTAATCACTGGTATTGCTACTGTTGGATTGGGAACCACTTCCTCACCAGCAAATTCTCAACTTTCTTTTGATCTTACAAGTAACACTAACTTGAGGATAAGAGTAAGAGGAACTGATGGTGTTATGAGGACTGCAAATATTACTCTGACATAACCCTTGACGCCAGCCCCCTACCGTGCTATGATACTTGGGTAATCACGGAACGAACCGAATGCAAGATGAGTACCTGACGCGATGTGTCGTTGATCCAATTAAACGAACCGTGTATCTTTACTCCAGTGAGGGGTCAGAACGTGAAGTGGTCTGTGATACGGTTGATGAGTTTATGAACGTGCTAGAATTCGTACGTTCGACGGTGGATGAGAAAACACTTTCATACGCAAATCCACTTTAAGTTTCATTTAGGGTGGAAAAATTTTCCCGGTAAAAATTGCCCTTATTACTTTTTTCAAATGCGTCCAGAAACAAGAGAATCAATGGAAATGCTGTTCTCAGCAAAATGGAATGTTCCAAAAGCAGCAGCAAACTGTAATCTTACAAACAAAGAAATGAAGATTACGTTTAATGAATACTGCACTTTACATCCTCCGACTTATACGGTAGAATCTGATAGTCAACTCAGTCTTCTCTGAGTTTTTTATGGGCGTGTGACGTAATTGGTAGCCGTACCGAACTTAAAATTCGTTGGGAGTAATCCCGTGGGGGTTCGAGTCCCCCCATGCCCATTAGAGGTTATAAACGACTTCTAAATAAAACAAAAGTATAAGGAACTATTCTATGAAATACAGAATAGATGCCAGATATGTTTGGTACAACAGAGGAACACAACTTGTTCTGATGTATTTCATACAAAGTTTACCTTTTACTTTTGACGATGTTCCTGATAGTTACATTTACGATCCGGAAGTCCTTGAATGTGCAGACAACGAAAGACGATTTGAACCAGAGGATTTATATCAAGCATCTTACTATCTTATGATGGAAGAATGTCATCCTCTGATGTTTGAAGTCGATCTGGAAAATCCAGAAATGATGCCTGCAGATTAATGCCCTTGTAGCTCAGTGGTAGAGCAATGGTTTTGTAAACCATTTGTCGCAAGTTCGACTCTTGTCGGGGGCTCTTAAAACCTAAGTTTTAAAATGAAGATAAATCTCTGGTACTGCAAAGATATGCAACAATGGCGTTGGACTCTTACCGACGACTCAAGACCTATTCTTAAGCAAGAATCAGGTCAGCAACCAGATCTTCGTACAGCAATGAATGACGTTGCAAATACCGTAGAATATATGATGAAATCCTCACAAGAATGAGTAAAAATACTCAGTACTTTATAGATAGAGTAGGTAAAGAAGAAATCAAAAATCTTCTTTATACCTATCATTATCTTAAAGACGAATCAAAAGATTTTAAAAGTGGGAATAATTACGGTCTTTTCCGATCATCTGTTACTGATGTCCTTCATATTGATAAGTGCTTGGGTTGTTGTGTCTTTACTAAGATCCCCGTCCCAGAGATAGCAGTTGGGGCATTTGGATTACAAAGACACGAACAGGAAGGTCTTTATGAACTTTCAAGACTTTGTATTCATCCTGATATTCAGAAAACAGAGTATAACATTACCTCTTGGTTCGTCAGTCGTTGTATAAAGAGGTTCCGAAAAGATGCCCGCGTTCGTGCTATTCTTAGTTACGCTGATGCTAATCACCACTCTGGAGTTATATACAGAGCTTGTAATTTTACTTACTACGGTCTAACAGCACCCAAAAAAGACTTTTACTATGCTGATGGTACAAAGCATTCAAGGGGAAGTGTGAAGGGTGCTGAAGGTGAGTGGAGAGAAAGAAGTCGTAAACACAGGTATTTGATGATCTTTGATAAAGAACTCAAGAAACGCTTGACTTGGAAAGAGGAGAAGTGGTATAATAGTCAAGGCGATACTTAACCAGTCCCTTCCGTGTGCTTCAGAACCCTCCTTTGTGAGGGTTTTGTTGTATGATAAATAATCCATAACGGAACTATAAGTATTAATAAGATGGGTCTCTCCAGATTAGATAATTTTCTGAAGTCAGCAAGAGGAACAATTCTTTATGTTGATCCAAACGCTTTAGATTCAACCGATAGTATAGAAAATCAGGGAAATTCTCTTGCAAGGCCATTTAAAACCATTCAAAGGGCATTAATAGAGGCAGCAAGATTTTCGTATCAAAGGGGAAAAGATAACGATAGATTTGGAAAGACCACTATTTTACTATATCCTGGCGAGCATATTGTAGATAATCGTCCTGGATGGATTCCCATAGGCAGCGGACAATATCAATTAAGAAGTAGTCAAACTTCTACTGATTTTTCTGATTGGGACCTAACATCCAATTTTGATGTTACTGCAGAAAATAACGTACTTTATAAATTAAATTCGGTTCATGGTGGTGTCATAGTACCTAGAGGAACTTCAATCGTCGGATTAGATCTTCGTAAGACAAAAGTTCGTCCAACATACGTTCCAAATCCAGAGAATGATAATATTGAAAGATCTTGTATTTTCCGTCTAACTGGTGCTTGTTACTTATGGCAATTTACTGTTCTTGATGCAGATCCAAATGGACAGTGTTATTATGATTATACGATTAATAAGGTTGTTCCTAATTTTTCTCACCACAAATTAACTGCATTTGAATATGCTGATGGTGTTAATAATGTTGTAATTGATGATGATTTTATTTCAAAGACTGATTATGGTCGTACAGACCTCGATATGTATTATGAAAGAGTTGGATTAGTTTACGGTCAATCATCTGGTAGAGAAATATCAAACGATTATCCACCTTCATCTGTTGTTGATATTGAACCAGTTATTGATGAGTATAGGATTGTAGGTTCCAGAGGTTCTGAAGTAGGAATTACAAGCATTCGTGCTGGGGATGGAATCACTGCAACAAATACAATTACAGTAACAACTGCAGAAAGTCTTGAAGGAATTAGTGTTGATACTCCAATTCAAATTTCTGGTGTAAGTGAAGTTGGTTATGATGGTAAATTTGTTATTTTCTCTATTACAAGTGATACTGAATTTGTATATAAAGCATCCACCATTCCAAATAGTCCAATAGGATCAGTTTCAAGTGCCACTGCAAGTATATCAGTTGATACTGTAACCTCAGCATCTCCATATATCTTTAATATTTCTCTACGTTCTGTTTATGGAATGTGTGGATTGCTTGCTGATGGAGATAAAGCAACTGGATTTAAGAGTATGGTTGTTTCCCAATTTACTGGGGTAGGTTTGCAGAAGGATGATAATGCATTCGTAAAATACGATAGCTCAACTGGAACATATAAAGATTCTACATCAAACTTTACTAACTTATTTGCAGATTCTAATGCAAAATATAAACCGGCATATGAAAACTTCCATATTAAGGCAACAAACGATGCTTACCTTCAGTTAGTATCTGTATTTGCTATTGGATACGCACAACATTTTGTTGCGGAGAATGGTGGAGATATGTCCATCAACAACTCCAATTCTAATTTTGGTTCTAAAGCACTTGTTTCATCTGGATTTAAGAGGGAGGCATTTTTAAGAGATAATACTGGATATATTACTCATGTTATTGCTCCACAGGAAATCGAAGCAGAAGAGGGATCGGTTGAGTTCATTGCGATTGATGTTGATAAAACTGTAGGAGTTGCAAGTACAAATAGACTTTATTTGTATAATTATACTGATTTAAATAATCCACCAACAAATGTCATTGATGGATTTAGAATTGGTGCTAAAGTAGATGATGAACTATACGTTCAGGTTGTATCGAGTGGCATTTCATCAGAATATTCTGCTCGAATTATTATGCCAAGTACGGAGTTTTCTTCAAATGAAACTTCGTATCAAAAATCATTTAACGTCCTAAAGACTTCTGCGTCAGAAAATAGTATTGTTGATAAAATTGTATCATTTGGTGTACCACACTCATTTAAGACTGGAGAATCAATAAGAATTATTAGTGATGATGGTAATCTCCCCAGTTCAATTTCCCCATCAAAAGTCTATTATGTAATTGCAAATGATCTTGCTGGAGTTGGCATAGGATCTACTCAGATTAAAATAGCTCAAACATTTACGGACGCTTTCCAAGATATTGCAATTTCACCAAGTAAAAAGGGCGGAAATCTTACAGTTTTAAGTAGAGTATCTGATAAGAATTCTGGAGATGTAGGACATCCAGTTCAATGGGATTCTTCAGAAGGGCAGTGGTATATTAATGTTGCAACTGCATCTACTGAAAATACAATTTACGATACAGTTGTTGGTTTGGGAACTACTTCTCTTGGGTATGCCACCCCAAGAACTTATATTAAAAGAAAAACGGATTTTAGAAATCTTTCAGACACTATTTACAAAGTTCGTTATGTAATTCCAAAGTCTTCTTCAGTTACTGCAAGACCTCCTCTTGATGCATTTGTTCTTCAGGATGCAAGTTCTGGTATTGGTACTGGAACCGCAGAAATTTCTAAGTATTTTGATCTAACAAATACATTATCTTTATCTAATGAAAACGAACTTAGAAATCCAAGATTTATTGCAACTTGTACCTGGTCTTCTTCTGGCATTACTACTGTTACAACAGAACTTCCTCATGACTTAAAAGTTGGGAATACCGTTGAGATTGTCAGCGTTCAGAGTAGCCCAAACAATTTAACAGGAATTGCAAATACTGGATTTAATGGTACATTTACTGTTACTGCAATTAAAAACACCAGACAGTTTACTTATCAACTTTCTGATAATCCAGGTGCTTTCTTTAATAATACTTCAATTAGAGATGCGGATCTTCCAAGGTTTTCGAGAAAATCTTTAACTGGTACATATCAACTTTACAGAAGTCAAGAAGTTCAAGAGTATATTCCAAACGTACAAGATGGTGTTTATCATCTTTTACTTATTGACGCTTCAAATTCACCGTCAATAGAACCATTCACTGATTTAAAATTCTCTCAACCAATACAATATCTTTATCCTCAGTTTAATAGAGACAATCCAACGTCAGATCCAGAAGCATCAAAATCTTTTGCAGTATCCGACATTATTGGTAAGGTTGTTATTAATGAACCTCAAAAATCACTTACAAAAGAAGCACTTGGAAATCTTTTAGATGATATTAACGTTGGATTTGGAATCACAAATATTGCATCAAATTCTGCAGGAACAGCGCATACAATTTATACTACGTATGATCATGGATTTGCTGGTATTACTTCAGTAAGTATTACTGGTGCTGGATCTACTTATGCCACAGGAACATATTATAACGTTCCTCTTGTCGGAGCTGCTGGTTCTACTACAGGTGATTATGCAACTGCTGCCGTAACTGTAAGTGTTGCCGGAACTATCAGTAAAGTTGTTATAATGAATAGAGGTAGTGCTTATGGAATAGGAAATACTCTTGCTATCCTAGATGTTCCAAGAAATGCTGGATCAATTGCTGCTTATGTAACGGTTCAACAAATTCAGAACAATGTCGGTGATACTTTAGTTGTTTCTGGAGTAAGTTCTTCTCAATATAATGGTGTTTATAATATTACTCAAGTACCCATTGGGTCTACAAAAGCAATTTTAGTTGGATCTGCAAACTCTATTTCAAGTCCATCAACAACTGGTATTGGAGTTACTGCAACATCTTCTGCAAATGTAGTTGTAAGTGGATCATCAATCGGCATATCAAGCATCACATATGATGCTGCAACTGGTATTTCTACAGTATCTTTCAGTAGAGCACACGGATTTAGAGTAAATGATAAGATTAGGATTGGTGGAGCATCGGACAGTATTTTTAATAATGAATTTATTGTAAAGACTACACCTTCTGTTGCTGTTGCATCTACACAACTTACAATAAACACTGGTGTTAAAAATGCATCTCCAATTTATGGAGGAACTCTAACTGCATATCCACTCTTCTTAAATTCTTATGGTGGAGATTTAACACTAGAAAATGAAAAGACCTCTTCTCGACTTGTGGCGCAGTATGCTGGAATTACAACTGTTTCTACAGCATTAATTGATATTACATCAACAAATAATGATCCACTTACTATTCAGAACGCAGTTGCTTGTGGACTGAGAATGGGTGATTATATTCAGATTGATAATGAAATTTTCCGTATTCGCTCTGCTGTTACAAGCGATCAAGTTTATGTTTTTAGATCAGTTCTTGGAACTCAGAAACAAACTCACTTAGACAACTCAGTTGTTAGAAAGGTTAAACCAATTCCAATTGAATTCCGCAGAAACTCAATTATTCGCGCATCGGGACACACCTTTGAGTATATGGGATTTGGTCCTGGAAACTACTCAACAGCACTTCCAGAAAGACAAAATCGCATTATCACAGGTCAGGAAGAAATTCTTTCGCAGGCAACAAAAGTTGATGGTGGTGTTGCAATCTTCACTGGTATGAATAGTGATGGAGATTTCTACACTGGAAACAAGAAGATTAACTCTTCAACAGGTCAAGAAGAAATCTTTGATGCACCAGTTCCAACTGTTACTGGCGAAGAGCCAAGTGTAAGTGTTGTAAATATTGGATTTGACGTTCTCACTCCTCTCGAAATTTCAGTTAATAGATCTATTAGAGTTGAGGGTGGACCAGATTCAACATTAATTTCTGAGTTTGATGGTCCTGTTGTCTTTAATAATAAGATTACTTCTACTTCATCTAAGGGAATTGAAGCAGCGTCTCTATATCTTCAAGGTGATGCATTTGTTTCTAGAAAATTAACTGTTGGTATTTCAACTCCAACTCAAGCAGGAAATCCCGGAGATATAGTTACACGCACGGAACCACAAAGTGGTAATAGTGTTGGGTGGGTTTATACTACAAACAATCGTTGGGAACAGTTTGGAACTATTGGTGATGAAGGAAAAGATCCATCCATCAGAATTGGAATTTCTTCTAATGGAAATTTTGTAGGACTTTCTACGTTAATTGACTTTAAGGCAGTTGGAGATGTTGAAATATCAACAGAACATGATGATATTGTTGGTATTACTTCATTGACTATTTCTAATGTCAATAAGATTGAAGTCTCTAGGAATGTAACTAATAATTTTATTGGAACTGCCACACAACTTAATTTCGTTGGTATTGGTATTACCGTTACTTCTGATTTTGATGTTTCTTCTGGAATTGCTACGATTAGTTTTGATGGTTTATCTCTTAATGAATTGCCAGATATTGCTCCTCCTGGTGGAAATATTGGAGAACTTCAATATAATTTAAATGGAGTTCTCTTTGGTGGAGTCACGGGTTCTTCCTATGATTCAGTAATTAATCAACTTAATGTTGCCTCAACACTGAATGTTGCAATTTCTACATCATCTTCAGCATTAGTAGTTACTCAAACTGGAACTGGAAATGCACTTTTAGTTCAAGATGAAACAAATGATGCATCTCCATTTGTAATTTCAAACAATGGTGGTGTCGGAATTGGAAGAGCAATACCTCAAGCAAGACTTGATATTACTTCTACTGATGAAACTTCCCTGAGAATTAGATCAACGTATGGTGGAGGTCCTGTTGTAAGAATTGATAGTTCCTTAGATGACACCTCACCATTCATTATTGATGCATCAGGAAGTGTTGGTATTAATACTCTTACTGTTGCTTCTGGTATTTCTCTGGATGTTGTTGGTAATGCTGGAGTAACTGGAGAAATTCGTTATTATAATTCTACTAGAACAAACTATGTTGCATTTAAGGCACAAGAAACTATCGCATCAAACGTTGTCTGGTCTCTACCAAATGTAGTTGGAGCAGCAAATAGCATTCTATATTCTGTAACACCAGGAGTTCTTGGTTGGACCTCAATTAAGAATGCCCTTTCATTGGCAACAACTGATGATCTTCCAGAAGGAAATACGAATAAGTATTATACTGATGCGAGAGTTGTGAATAAGGTTAAGACTTTAATTGGAGATCAGTGTGGAATTAATGTTACCTTTAATGAAGCAACACAAAAAATCGACTATGAAGTTATTGTAACTCAAGAATATGCTCCATTCCCATATTCAACTCGTGGATTTGCTATTCCTCTCTGAGGAATTAGCAACCACCTTCTGGCATAACTAATACATTATAAGTGATTTGCTGAACCGTTGGAGAAATTGTAGTATTTTTTCTATCAGTCTTTGAAGTTTTCTTTCTCGTTAGAAACTGTAAAGACTGATTTGGTTTTAGATAAAGTTCAACAGGGAAAGGAACTTCCATAATTCTATTATTTTTTCTCCACCAGTTGTCAGAACTTCCAAAGAAATAATAACTTGAACCTGTTACGACTTCTGAAGAATAGATAAACATATATCCATTATTTCCAGGTCTTGCACTAACGGCATTATTCCACCACAGAGAAGGGAAGTTTCTCCATCTTCCCCAGTACCAACTATAATTAAATGAAGTAGATGAAAGTTGTTTTCCTACAATACCTTCCATCCAGTCCGTATCTATATCTGGAATGTTTGGAATTTGGACGTATGATGCCGGAACAACTGTTTCTGTAACGATTGCATTACCTGCGTTATCATATGATGGAGTTTGATTGGTCTGTGCTGGAGTTACAATACGAACCTCACTTGTACCAGTTCCCTCAAGAGAAAGATAATTGAATATAACTCTTACGTTCTGTCCTGTATTATTTGCATATAATGTAAAATCCTCATTTTTTGCAAAATATCCAGTAAGTACTTCAGTTGCCATTTTTTTATAGTGTTATCTTTTTTATTATTTAGAATACATAAATAATAGAAGCAAATTATCGGTGGATAGGGAAACCGAATGGCAAATAAAAACTTTGTAGTTAAGCACGGGTTAGAGGTTGATACTAATCTAATTTTTGCGGATCAAGGTACAAACAAAGTTGGTATTGCAACAACCGTCGCAAATTATACTCTACACGTTAATGGTGGCATTGGTGCAACAACTGCGGTTATTTCAGGAATAACCACAGTTAATAATTTGGTTATTCAAGGAACTCTAAAAGCAAATACTTCCACAGGATCCACTGGAAATTATTTGGTTTCCACTGGAGTTGGAGTAACTTGGATTTCTCCAAGAGTTTCTACTGTTTTTACTGCAACTTCAGGTCAAACAACATTTAGTGTAAATTATACTGTTGGATTGGTAGATGTTTATATCAATGGTATTCGTTTAATTCCAAGTGAATTTACTGCAACAAATGGAACGTCGGTTATTTTGAATGATGCTTGTTTTGGTGATGAAACTGTCGAACTTGTTGTATATTCATCAATCTAAGGAGAAGATAAATGCCAATTCCAAACAGGGAACTATCACAATTTGGTTCTTTTCTCTATGTTGACAATACAACAAGAAATATTGGTATTGCTACGACAGCAACTCCTTATGTTGGTATAGGAACTACAAATCCATCTGTAAAATTTACAGTCATTGGAGATACAAACATATCTGGTGTTGTTTCTGCAACTGGATATTATCTGAACGGAAGTCAATTAGTAAGTGCTGCTCTTCAGACTTGGGATTTTTCTGGGTCTGATATCTATCGTTCTACTGGTAATGTTGGTATTGGTAGTACAATACCAGCACAAAAACTTGATGTTATTGGAAATATTACTGCAACTGGTACAATTACTGGAAGTAATATAAGTGCAAATGGAATCTCAATTAGTAGTGGTATCATCACTGCTTCTCGATTTGTTTCTACAGTAGCATCAGGAACTTCTCCATTAACTGTTACTTCAACTACTCTTGTTACAAACTTAAACGCAGATTATTTAAGAGGAAAATTACCACCATCTGGAGATATTGTAGGAACAACAGATACTCAAACTCTTACAAATAAAACTTTAACATCACCAGTATTAACCTCTCCAGTAGTTTCTTCTGCTGGTATTGCATTTTCTGGATCTACTTCAGGATCAACAACATTAAGAGCATCTGCAGTTGCTACTGGTATTGCAACTCTTCCTACAATTAGCACAAGTGATACTTTAGTTGCAAGAAACACCACAGATACTTTAACTAACAAGAATATTTCTGCTGGTTCCAATACAATTAGTGGACTAACAAATTCTAATTTGTCTGGTTCTGCTGGAATTACAAATGCAAACCTTGCAAATTCTACTATTTCTGGAGTTTCTCTTGGTGCTAATTTAAACAATTTGATAGCAGGTTCATATATTAACTATAGCTCTGGAACGACTTATAATGGATCTGCTGCGATTACAGTTTCTGTTGCAGCAACAACTTTAAACACTGCTAATACAGTTGTTGCTCGTGATCCTTCTGGAGATTTTACTGCAGGAACAATTACAGCATCAAATTTTAATTCAACATCAGATATATCAGTTAAAGAGAACATTTATACGATTGAAAATAGTTTAGAGACAATTAATAATATTCGTGGAGTGAATTTTACTTGGAAAAATGATGGAAAATCTTCTTTGGGTGTTATAGCTCAGGAAATCGAAGAAGTATTACCTCAACTTGTTAACGATGGTGAAGTAAAATCAGTTAACTATAATGGTCTGATTGGAGTTCTAATTGAAGCAGTTAAAGAACTATCTGCTGAAGTAGAGCAACTCAAACAGCAACTAAATAAGTAAAAGCCGAGTGTAAACGAAGATGGCTATCAAGGTTAATAATATTAATGTTATTGATGATACTAGACAGTTTATTCCAGTTACAATTTCTGCAGGTTCAACAACAGGAACATCGGGTCAAGTTCTTCAATCGACGGGTGTTGGTGTTACCTGGGCCGCAGCAGGAGGATCGGGAACTTTTGATACTGGAATTACGACATCCATATATGTTTCAGTAACTTCTGGTATTGCTACTGGTATTGGTACAACTGCCGCACAAATTACTGCATCTCAAATTTTTAGAAACAATGATATATTCATAGGTCCGGGAATTGCATATTCCTTCCCATCAACTGCTGGATATGAATATATAATCGAATCTATGCACGTTACAAATAAATCTGGAGCAAATTTATATCTCTCAGGAAGACACGATTTTAATGGAGGACAGAATACACCAATTTGCAATAAAGTCCTAATACCATATCAAGGTGCTCTTGAACTTCTGGAACAACCAAGAGTCGCAAACCCTTCAGATATTATTCGTCTACAAGCACTTACTGGACTTGGAACAGATGCATCAGGAATGGATGGTGGTCTTGATGCATTCATTACGATTTCAAGAAAAACTGATACAACTTATGTTGGAATTGGAACAACAGTAAGAACAACAGATCAGGAAATTTTTACATCTGTAACCTATTCATCAGTTATTCAATCGATTAATCTTGCAAATTATAATAATAATGTAGATGTTGATGTAACTGTTTCTGTTTTTCGAGGTGGAACTGTCGGGGGAATTAGTACAACAGGTGTGAGGTTGGGATATCTAGCATATAATCTCACTATTCCAAAAAATAGTGTCGTTGAAATATGTCAGAAACCAAAACAACTCTCAGTTGGTGACTCCATTCTTGTCACAACAACTCCAGCAAACTCTGTAGGCATTGTTCTTGCAGGTAAATATATAGTCTGATAGAATTAATTTATTTGAAAAAATCTTATGTTTAATATTAAATGTCGTGGTCTTTTCCCGACTGATTTGTACTTTGTTGATATTTACGATCAAAAAGAAAACGAAAGTTATAAACAAGAACTTTTAAAACTTTCAAAAGAAAGTCCTGGAGAAATTAAAAGTAATCGTAATGGATGGCAGAGTGATATTACACTTTGGCAGAATGAGACCTTTAAACCATTGTTAGAAAAGTCTTCTACAATCGTTCAATCAATCATTGCAGACCTTTCTACCAACAAACCAGAGTTCGTCATTCGTGCAATGTGGGGAAATGTCAATCCTCAAGGTGGTTATAATTTCACACACGTTCATCCCAGTGGTTGGATGAGTGCCGTTTATTATGTTGCACTTCCAGAAGGTGCTCCTGGTATTACCTTTGAAGATCCAAGACCTTCAAAGATTATGGACTTTCAAGGTAGTTGTTTAAGAGATACAAACTATCATAATCACACTCCAAAGGTTGGAGAGTTGGTATTATTTCCTTCTTGGTTACCTCATTTTGTGAATCCAAATCCAATTAACGAAAATCGTATTTCAATCTCATTTAATGTAGAGTTACTTGTATGACTTCAGTATTAATCGCAATGCCCTGTTATGGGGGAATGGTAAGTGATAAAACCGCAAAGGGATTATTCAATTTAGGAAAGGCACTGAATAAAAACGGAATCGATCACGGTCTTTTGACTATGGCAAATGAAAGTCTTGTTACGAAAGCAAGATCAAGAATTGCTAACTTCTATATGAATAATACCGAGTATGAGAAGATTTTGTTTATTGATGCTGATGTTGGATTTACACCAGAAGATGCCCTGAAGGTTATTCTTGCAGATAAGGATATTGTTTGTGGTGCATATCCAATGAAGGGTATTCCACTTCGTTACAATTATAATATCTCATCTCCTCCAGTTGCAGAAGAAGGATTAGTTCAGATTGAAAATATTGGATTTGGATTTTGTTGTATTAAACGGCAAGTATTTCGGGAAATTCAAAATCGTTATGGTGAAGAATTAAAGTATTATCCTGCACTAAATAATTCTAGTTATCCACCAACAGAACAGGAATATCATAACTCATATCATTACTTTCTTGAAATGAAAAAAGATATGTCTTTTCTACCTGAAGATTTTTCATTCTTTGAAAGAGCATCAAGTGTAGGATACAAATCTTGGTTAGATACAAGTATTCGTCTGTGTCATGTTGGTTCTCATGTTTATCAAGAAGAGTAAATCAAATGGCAGGAGTATTCGGTCTTAAAAAAGTCTATAAAAAACAGATCGAAAATACTGATCCTGGATTGCAACTGGATATTGAGGGTCTTTTTTATGGTTACTTTGGTGGTGGATATTTTATTCCTCCTACTCCTACTGCTAGTATATTTTATTCCACTATAGATCGTTTAGATTTCACGACAGAAACTGTAACATCATCGATCGATCTACCGGTAGCAAAATCATATGTAGCAGCAACCTCAAGTAGTTCTTATGGTTACTTTGGTGGCGGACTTACTTCACCATCAACAAGTGTTTGCACCATAGATCGTCTAGATTTCTCCTCAGAAACCCTATCAACACCAACACCTAAGTTATCTCAATCAAGAGGTTATTTAGCAGCGACTTCAAGCAGTTCTTATGGTTACTTTGGTGGAGGTGCTGGATCCTCCACTGTAGATCGTTTAGATTTTGATACTGAAACGACAACACCACTTCCAAATATATCTATTTCGCGAGGATATTTAGCAGCAACCTCAAGTAGTTCTTATGGTTACTTTGCTGGTGGAACTTCTCCAGGATTTGTTACGTATTATTGTACTATTGATCGTTTAGATTTTTCCATAGATACATTTTCAGTTCCTCCCCAACAATTACCAACATCTACGGTTTATCCTGGGACAGTAAAAAATGATCTTTATGGTTATTTTGGTGGTGGTGTTACTCCTCTTGGATATGTCTGTACTATAAATCGTTTAGATTTCTCCACAGAAACCCTATCAACACCAGCACCTAAGTTACCTCAAGCAAGATATGCTTTAGCAGGAACTTCGAGTAATTTTTTTGGATACTTTGGTGGTGGTTTTTATGCTCCTCTTGTTTTTGTTTGCACTATTGACCGTCTAGATTTCTCTACAGAAACCGTATCAGTACCAGGACCTCAGTTATCTCAAAGAAGAGCGGCTTCAACAGCAGTCCAAGTCAACCGCAATCCAATCTTCCAGTCATCTCCTAAGTTCACTAACTGGCCTGAGAGTGCTAATGTTGGTTACTTTGGTGGAGGAGCAACTCCTCCTGGAGTTATAGTATTAAGTAGTTTTAATCGATTAGATTTTTCTACAGAAACTGTGGCAACACCAGCACCTAAATTAACTGAAGCAAGATATCATTTGACATCATTGTCAAATAATCAGTATGGTTATTTTGGTGGAGGAGCAACCTCACCTCTTCCTTCTCCTTTTATTCGTTCTACTACTGAACGATTAGATTTTTCTACAGAAAATACAATAAGACTCGGTAGTTCATTATCTATATCAAGAAGGTTTTTGAATTCAGTATCAAGTAGTTCTTATGGTTACTTTTGTGCTGGTATTACTTTACCTAGTCCTAATATTAGGGTTTCCACTATAGATCGATTAGATTTCTCTACAGAAACAATAACAACACCAACACCTAAGTTGGCTGGTGATAGAAGTGGATATAATACTGTATCAACTAGTTCTTATGGTTACTTTGCTGGTGGTTCAATTTATGCTGTTCCATCGGATATTTATCAACTTGGTATAGATCGTTTAGATTTTTCTACAGAAACTGTGGCAACATTAGGATCTAATCTTTCTTCAATAAGAGCCGATTCCACAACTGTTTCAAATTCTTATTATGGTTATTTTGGTGGTGGAGGTAATTTTATTGGACCAGGAGCACTATCTACTATAGAACGTTTTGATTTTTCTACCGAAACTGCAAATTTGTTAGGATCTAGGTTCACTACATCTAGAACCTCAACATCGGGAGCTTCAAGTAGTTCTTATGGTTATTTTGCTGGTGGTAATACTCCTCCCGATACTTCCAGTATAAATCGTTTAGATTTCTCAACGGAAACAATAGGAGATCTAACATCTACATTATCTAGTTTTAGATATGGTGGAACTGGAGTATCAGGAGCAATAGGAACTCGTAGAGTTGGTTCTGCGACTTATGGTTATTATGGTGGTGGTGCTATTCCTACTGCTGTTTCTACCATAAACCGTTTAGATTTCTCTACAGAAACAGTAACAACACCATCTCCTAAGTTATCTCAAGCAAGACAACAATTAGCAGCAACCTCAAGTAGTTCTTATGGTTACTTTGGTGGTGGTGGTCTTACTCCCAGTTCCACTATAGATCGTTTAGATTTCTCTACAGAAACAGTATCAGTCCCAACACCTAAGTTATCTCAAACAAGACAACAATTAGCAGCAACCTCAAGTAGTTCTTATGGTTACTTTGGTGGTGGTGCTATTCCTACTGCTGTTTCTACTATAGATCGTTTAGATTTCTCAATAGAAACAGTATCAGTCCCAACACCTAAGTTATCTGATTTGAAAAGGGGAGTGGCAGCAACTGCAAGTAGTTCTTATGGTTACTTTGGTGGTGGTTATGCTTTTTTTCCAGGTCGTGTTTCTACTATAGATCGTTTAGATTTCTCCACAGAAACAGTATCAGTACCAACACCTAAGTTATCTCAAGCAAGAGAAAGTTTATCAGCAACCTCAAGTAGTTTTTATGGTTACTTTGGTGGTGGTGCTACTAGCCCAACTACTGTTGTTTGCACCATTGATCGTTTAGATTTCTCCACAGAAACAGTATCAGTACCAACACCTAAGTTATCTCAAGCAAGAGAAAGTTTATCAGCAACCTCAAGCAGTTCTTATGGTTACTTTGGTGGTGGTTTTGCTCCTACTCCTGCCGTTTATTCAACAATTGATCGTTTAGATTTCTCCACAGAAACCGTATCAGTTCCATCACAAAAACTCACTTCAGAAAGATCTGCTCCAGCTGCAGTCTCAAACGCAAACTAAATAACTTTAACTACATCATTTTGATATGAAGTCTGGAGCAACTGAAAGTTCTTTTTATTATCTTTCGCAATATTATACATTTCCTGAAAATGTAGATGTAAGAAGAACCACACACGAAATCATACAATCAGATAAGCAATATAAGGTCATCTGGGCACACGATAATTGCGACCAAGCAGGACACCGAGACCTTCCACAGCACATAGACAAGATTGATAAAATTGTCTGTGTATCAAACTGGGAACGAGAGCAATACATCAAGTATAACCGAGCACCCGCAGAGAAACTGACGGTCATTCCAAATGGTGTGGATGATATGTTCCGACCATCAGGAAAACCAAAATCAAAAACCTGTATCTTTTTCTCCGCACCACATAAGGGTATCACACCATTAGTACCCATCTGGAAAGAAGTCATCAAACATCATCCAGATGCAAAACTCAAAGTGTTTTCTTCAATGTCTCTGTATGGTGCAATTCAACCAGGAGAAGGAGAAAATGAGACTATCACAACTGATAAGGGACTAGAACCTTCACCATTCATTCCTATCTACAAGGAACTTCAAGCACTTCCAGGTGTGGAGTATTCACCTTGTATTGACCGTGAAGAACTACTACTTCATATTCAAGATGCTGCTTTTTATATTCATTCAAATGTGTGGGAAGAAACCTTCTGTGTTTCTCTTGCAGAAGCAATGAGTTGCGGATGCTTTCCTATCACTACAGATATGGGAGCACTTCCAGAAACATCAAACGGAATGGGTAAGTATATTCCAATGTCAGGGCAAAATACTCCCAGAGGTTGGATTACTGATGACACATTCCACCAGAACTTTGCAGAAGAAATCATAAGAGCACTTCATTTCTTTGATGTTGCTAGAGATGAATACGAACAAGCATCCTCAGCAATCTCAAAGTTTGCAATAGAAACTTATAATTGGAGAAGAGTTGCAAAGTTATGGGAAAATGAAATCAATAGTCTGACTCAAAAGATAGACCTCTTTGAAGGAAGAATGAAGACCTTAGAGGAATATTATGAGTGGTCTTCAAGTATCAATATGGTTCCAGCACAACACATTGACTATCTTTACAGACTAAAGTATCATCATAATTTTGAACCAAAAGTGGTTTATGACATTGGTTCGGCAGTTCTTCATTGGTCTAAGTTTGCTTCTTGTGTGTGGAATGAAGCAGAGTTCTATCATATTGATGGATTTGATGGATATCATTCGTTATACCAAAAGAATAGAATAAACTATGCAATTGAAGTTCTAAGTGATAGGGAAAAAGAAGTTACTTTCTATGAGAATGTTAAGGATAGTGGAAGTTCCTCATATTATGAAATGAATTTCCAAGAGTTTCCACACAATCTAGCATTTAAGACCAGTCCTTTTTACAGAGAAAGAACAGTTAGAACAAAAACTTTAGATGCAGTAGTTGCAGAAAGAAATTGGAAACTTCCGGATTTAATTAAAATGGATATTCAAGGATGCGAATTGGATGTTCTCAAAGGAGCAGAAAGAACTCTTGAATATTGTAATCATCTGATATTAGAATTGCAAAATAAGCAGTATATGAAAGATGCCCCTCTTAATCAAGAGGTTATTCAATACTTAGAGAATAAAGGATATATTCTTATTTCACACTTCGTACAAAATCCAAGTTGTGCTGACGGAGATTACCACTTCTTTAGATCGAAATAATTTTTATGAAAAAAGTCATTGATAGTTTTATGTTCTTCAACGAGTTTGATGTTCTCAAACTTCGTTTGTCTTATTTGAATGATATTGTAGATCACTTTATCATTGTAGAAAGTAATTACACACATTCGGGAAAACCAAAACCTTATTACCTAGATGAAATTTGGAATGAAATTCCGAAAGAAATTCAAAGGAAAATCATTAGATTAAAGTATGAACCTGATATCTCAAAATTTAAACTTCCTGAAGTTGTGATTGAAGGAGAGGTTAAGAACTATGATAATGACTATTGGAAGTTAGAAAGAGAACAAAGAGATTTGATTACTCAACATCTTTCTCATTTTTCTTTAGATGACTTTTTTATGGTGAGTGATGTTGATGAAATTCCAAGAAAGGAAATCATTACATCATTACTTAATAATAACTTTGTTGAAAATGTAGCATCTTGTGAGATGTTCTACTATAACTTTAAGTCTTATTGTCCGAATTACTGGCCTGGTACAGTATTTTCTACCGTTTCAAATGCAATCAAAAAAGGTTGTGATTATTTTAGAAGCAATCGGTTCTCACTAACTCCTATTCCAAATGCAGGATGGCATTTTACATACTTTGGTGGAGTTGAAAGAATTAAACATAAGTTAGAGTGTTACGCACATCAGGAATACAACCGCGATGAATATAAGAACGAACAGAATATCGAAGATCTTATCAAAAGTAAGAAACATTTTTTAAGAAGAGGTGAAGAGTTTGGTGATGACTTTATTGATTATTCATTTACTAAGTATCCAGAAGATCTTCGTAAATTAATTATCAACATTTTTCCTCAAGAAACTTATACCGACCATCCTATCAATGTTTCATTTTCAATCATTCCCTCAAGGTTTAATAATCTTGAAATGATTATCCGATCATTCTTATCTCAAACACTAAGACCAAATAAAATTATTGTTACTATCCCAAAGCAATATCATAAGTTTTCATATCAACCAGAAGAGATAGAAAATATCTGCAAAAAATATTCAGGACTAGTTGATTTACTTTATGTTGATATGGATTATGGGCCAGCAACTAAAATTTATGGAGCATTGAAATCACTAGAGATGTATCCAAACTCAAATGTGATTGTATGTGATGATGATGTTGTCTATGATGAAAGATTAATCGAATGTTATCTGAAATCTTTTGAAGTTGATGGTGAGTGTGCATGGTCTACTGGAACTGAAACTTTAAAAGGAAATTATCTTCACTTTCTGAGTAATTCTGTTCCCAAACTTCAAGGTGTTGGTTCTTTCTTCTTTAATCGTAAGATATTAGAAAAATTAAATTCATCTAATTTTGAAGAACATTATATTAACTTTCTTTCTAAGAATACTAATATTAAATCTTTAGATGATGTATTCTTACATGATGATTATTTTATTTCTATTCTACTTTATGAACTTCAAGTTCCCGTCAAGTTTTTCTACTTGAGAGATCCTGTTTATGATGGAATAGGAGGAGAGAATCAAATCCACGAATCTATTAAATGTCACTCTGATGAAATTCAACTCATTCAAAAAATTTATCATAACTATGAAAACTCATATCCAATTATTCAATGCATTTTTACTAAAGTAAATGGAGAAAAGATCGGAGAATATTTGGTAAAGGGGGAGTTGGATGTAAATGACTATCACAGTCGCATTATAGATATTAATAAGCAATATGGACCTTTTAAGATTGCAATTGAAATTAATTCAAAGAAACCTATGAATACTCTATTAGATAAGAAGACCAGTGACTTGCAAGAGTTTTATGACTGGCAAATTAAATATGATAAGATGTATGATGATCATGTTGATTATCTTTTTAGATTGAAGTATTGGAATAACTTTCATCCAAAGGTCATTTATGATATTGGTTCCAACTATCTTTCTTGGTATAAGTTAGCATCAAATGTTTGGAGAGATGCAAAGATTTATTGTGTCGATGCTTGCTCTGAGTTTGCAAATACTTATCCAAGATATAATGTTGACTATGCGATTGAACTTCTAAGTGATAGAAAAGAACAGATTGAATTTTGGGAAAATCCAATGTGCCCTGGACTTTGTACGATGTATCCTGTGAATGAAAATTATGATGATGCAAGAGTTTTTCATAACGAACATCTAAGAAAAACAATTCGTCAAACAAAAACTCTTGATGAACTTGTAAATGAGAAAGGATGGATGAAACCAGATCTGATTAAGATTGACGTTCAAGGTGCAGAAGTGAATATTCTCAAAGGTTCTTCTTCAGTTCTTGAGAATTGTAATCACTTGATTCTTGAGGTTCAAAATAAAGAGTTTAGCACTGGAGCACCAATGTTGGAAGATGTAAAACAATTTATGAATTCAATTGGATTTGCACTCTTCCATCATATTGGATATAATGGCGGACACAACTGTGATGGTGATTATCACTTCGTTCGTCAAAATATATTACCTAAATAAAAAGAAATGAACTGAATTGTTTAAAGAGGATTCTATGTCTGAAGCTTATAAGGATATTGCACTTGCTAAAGCAGATGATGTTTTAGATGATAGCAATGAATTTATGTTTAAGGTTTATAATGAATGCATGAAGTGGGAGGAGAGTGAGAAAGAACTTGCTGGTAGTCGTTCCAATTTTCAGATTGAAAAATTCATTATTCACGACAACTTTACTCTTCCTTCGGCATTTAAAGCAGCAATTATCAACCGTAAGAGTGTTGCAGAAGGACTTCTTCAAGGCATTCAAGAAGCAAAAAGAATTGCTAGAGAATTTCATTTTAAGTGGGATGGAAAAGATAAATCTCAACCAATTTGGTGGAAGAATGGTAGAGGTGGAGAAGACCTTTGTTGGTATGATATTGATGAGTTCAATTTCCATCGTCTCATTCACGGACTTAATCAAGGTTTCCAAGCAGCAGTTGATGAACTTGAGTTCTTTGATAAGTTGATTTCAAGACTAATTGAATTAAATGGTGGAAAACTAGTAAGTAAAGAACAATATGATGAAGATCAACCAAACTATTGGGAAAGAAGACTTGCGAATCAGTCTCTGGATGATTTACTTGCTGCAAAGACTGGTGTAAATGCTGGTAATATTCGTTCTATGAGAAGAGCAAGTGCTCCTACCGTTCTTCCTGATGATGTCAATAGAACGAAGGGAACATTTGGGGATCCTACGAATCCTATGTCATTCCTGAATGCACTTCAAGATCATGTTGCAAAAGGTATTGAAGAAATTAGTGGAATGTATAATGTTCTTGAAGGAAAACAGCAAGAAGAACAGAAGATTTTAGATCCAGCAACAGGAACTGAGGGAGTTTCATTATTCAACGAACAACTCAAACAGGAAGCATAAAAACAAATGCCTGGAGACATATTCGGTCTAGATCGTGTTTACGACAAACAAGTTGAAAACATAGCATCAGGAATAGAAGTTACTTCTGTTTATGCTTCTCTTTATGGTTACTTTGGTGGGGGTGCTATTCCTGGTACTCCGAATATTAATGTATGTACCATAGATCGTTTAGATTTCTCTACAGAAACCGTAACAACCCCAACACCTAAGTTATCCCGGGCAAGAAATAGTTTTGGAACAGTTTCAAATAGTTCTTATGGTTATTTTGGGGGTGGTGGACTTGATGATGTTCCTCCATTAACTTTATTTTCTACTATTGATCGTTTAGATTTCTCTACAGAGACCGTACAAATACCAGTTATATCTGCCAAATTATCTGCAGAAAAAATTGCTTTGATAGCATCTTCGAATAGTTCTTATGGTTACTTTGGTGGTGGTTTTAATAGCACTTATCTTTCCACTATAGACCGTTTAGATTTCTCTACGGAAACAGTAACAACACCAACACCTAAGTTATCTCAAGCAAGAAGTCGTTTAGCATCAGTTTCAGATAATTCTTATTCATACTTTATTGGTGGTTGGGATGGAACTAATAATTTTTCTACTATAGATCGTTTGGATTTTTACACGGAAACAAGATCAGTACCATCATCTAAATTATCTACAGGAAGAAATAGTATAGATGGAACTTCAAGTAGGTCTTATGGTTATATTGCAGGAGGTCTTACTGCCCCCACTACTCGTGTTTCTACCATTGATCGTTTAGAGTTCTCTACAGAAACAATATCAGTACCAACACCTAAGTTATCTGGAGCAAGAAATGCCTTAGCAGCAACCTCAAGTAGTTCTTATGGTTACTTTGGTGGTGGTCTTACTTCCCCTACTACTTTTATTTCAACCATTGATCGTTTGGATTTTTATACAGAAACAGTAACAACTCCAACACCTAAGTTATCTACGGTAAGAACTGCTTCATCAGCAGTTCAAATCAACCGACAAAGAAAAATAAAAAATTCTCCAATATACACCAACTGGCCTGAAAGTGCTAATACTGGTTACTTTGGTGGTGGTTCTGCTCCCTCTGTTATTTCTACTTTTAATCGTTTAGATTTCTCCACAGAAACAGTATCAACACCAACACCTAAGTTATCTCAAGCAAAAACAACTTTATCTGCAACTTCTAGCAGTTCTTATGGTTATTTTGGTGGTGGTTATATTTCAGCTCCAACTCAAGTTACAACTATTGATCGTTTAGATTTCTCCACAGAAACCGTATCAGTACCAACACCAAAGTTATCTTCAGCAAGATATTTCTTAGCAGCAGCATCAAGCAGTTCTTATGGTTACTTTGCTGGTGGAACTCCGTCTACTATTTCTACCATAAACCGTTTAGATTTCTCTACAGAAACAGTATCAACACCAACACCTAAGTTATCTCAAGCAAGATTTGGTTTAGCAGCAGTATCAAGCAGTTCTTATGGTTACTTTGGTGGTGGATATTTACCTCCTGCTACTTTGGTTTGTACTATAGATCGTCTAGATTTCTCCACAGAAACAGTATCAGTACCAACACCTAATTTATCTCAAGCAAGAAGATATATTGGTGCAATTTCTAATAGTTCTTATGGTTATTTTGCTAGTGGAAATAATCCCAATACTACATCTATCATAGATCGTTTAGATTTCTCTACAGAAACAGTATCAGTACCAACACCTAAGTTATCTCAAGCAAAAACTAATTTAGCAGCAGTCTCAAGTAGTTCTTATGGTTACTTTGGTGGTGGTGCTATTACTGGTCCTAGTATTCTTTCTACCATAGACCGTCTAGATTTCTCTACAGAAACCGTATCAACACCAACACCTCAATTATCTCAAGCAAATCAAGGTTTAGCAGCAGTATCCGGAGGAACCGGAACTCAAAGAGTTGGTACTGCGACTTATGGTTATTGGGGTGGAGGAGGTCCCACAACAGTATCCACAATAGATCGTTTAGATTTCTCCACAGAAACCGTATCAGTACCAACACCTAAGTTATCTCAAGCAAGAGATGGTTTAGCAGCAACCTCAAGCAGTTCTTATGGTTACTTTGGTGGTGGTACTTCTGCTTCTGTTAATTTATGTGCCATAGATCGTTTAGATTTCTCTACAGAAACAGTAACAACACCAACACCTAAATTATCTCAAGCAAGAACTAGTTTAACAGCAACCTCAAGTAGTTCTTATGGATATTTTGGTGGTGGGTTTACTACTATTAGTGTTTGTACTATAGATCGTTTAGATTTTTCTACAGAAACGGTTTCAGCACCAGGAATCTATCAGTTATCGACAGCAAAAAATCAATTAGAAGCAGTCTCAAGTAATTCTTATGGTTATTTTGGTGGTGGTTACATTCCTACTCCCTCTACTCGTTATTCCACTATAGACCGGTTAGATTTCACTACAGAAACCATAACAGTTCCAACATCTAAGTTATCTTCAGTAAGAAGAGGGTTAACAGCAACCTCAAGTAGTTCTTATGGATACTTTGGTGGTGGTAGTACTATTCCTAATCCTACTGTCGTTTCCACCATAGATCGTTTAGATTTCTCTACAGAAACAGTATCAACACCAACACCTAAGTTATCTCTAGCAAAGGAGAGACTAACAGCAACATCAAGTAGTTCTTATGGTTACTTTGGTGGTGGTCTTACTCCTCCTGCTACTCGTTATTCCACCATAGATCGTTTAGATTTCTCTACAGAAACAGTATCAGTACCATTACAAAAACTCACACAAGAAAAACAATCTTTAGCAGCAGTCTCAAACGCAAACTAAATACATCAAAACTCTATATTATGAAAACCTTTCACTTTATGTCAGGTCTTCCAAGATCTGGTTCGACACTTCTGACTGCACTTCTGAATCAAAATCCACAGATCCACGCATCTACAAACTCTCCTCTTTTAGATACGATACATTATACTGAGGAGTATTTGTTATATAACTCAGAGCAATATAAGGCACACCCAAAACCAGAAGCAGCACATAAGGTTTTATCATCAATACCTCATAACTATTACTTTGATACACCAGAACCGATTATTATTGATAAATCAAGAGGTTGGGTGAATCAGATTCAACACATTCAAGATTATATTACTCCAGAACCAAAGATCATCTGCCCTGTAAGAAACATTCGGGACATTATGAGTTCTTTTCTTGCACTGATCGAACGCAGTAAGACTTTATCTTTTATTGATAACGCACTGATAGAAAGAAACTTAGAACTCACGAATGATAATCGATGTGATTTTCTAATGTCTCCTCAAGGTATTATCGGTCAATCTTATCACGCACTTTCAGAAGCATTTCGTAAAGGTCATCAGAAATATTTGTTGTTTGTTGAGTATGAAAACTTAGTCAGTAATCCACAAAAAGAACTCAATCGTATTCATTCGTTTCTGGGAATACCTGAGTATTCTTATGATTTCTCAAATGTTCGACCAAAGTTTGACGAAAATGATGTCGTTTATGGTCTTGAGAATATGCATACTGTGAGAAATAAGGTACAAAAGATACATCGTGATAACTCAAAGTATCTTAGTAAGTATATAACAGATAAATATAAAGAAATGGAGTTCTGGCATAAAACAACTCCGAAGTATTCTATATTTGGAATCTAATGGCTGGGATATTTTCACTTAGAGAAGTTAGAACAGAACAACTAACAAATGTTAATGAAGGACTAACACTAGATATTCCTGGTCTTCTTTATGGTTATTTTGGTGGGGGTGATATTGCTACTAGTGATTTTATTTCTACTATTGATCGTTTAGACTTCTCTACAGAAACCGTAAGTACTCCAACCCCTAAGTTATCTCAAGGAAGATTTGGTTTAGCAGCAGTATCAAATAGTTCTTATGGTTATTTTTGTGGAGGAGAACGTCAAGTTGGAACTCCCCCTACGGTATCTTACTCAACTATAGATCGCCTAGATTTTTCTACAGAAACAGTATCAGTACCAACATCTAAGTTATCTCAATCAAAACCTGGTTTGGCAGCAGTCTCAAGTAGTTCTTATGGTTATTTTGGTGGTGGTGATATTAGTGTTACTCCAACCACATCATTGGTTTGTACTATAGATCGTTTAGATTTTTCCGCAGAAACCGTATCAACGCCTGGATCCTATCAGTTATCTCAGGCAAGATTTAGTTTAGGGGCAGTCTCAAGTAGTTCTTATGGTTACTTTGGTGGTGGTATTAATTCTCCTGGTATTCGTGTTTGTACTATAGATCGTTTAGATTTCTCTACAGAAACAGTATCAGTACCAACCCCAAAATTATCTCAAGCAAGAGGTACTTTAGAAGCAACATCAAGTAATTCTTATGGTTACTTTGGTGGTGGTTTTGATGGTACTATTAGAGTTTGCACCATTGATCGTCTAGATTTTTCCACAGAAACCGTCACAACACCAACACCTAAGTTATCTCAAGCAAGATCTGGTTTAGCAGCAGTCTCAAGTAGTTCTTATGGTTACTTTGGTGGTGGTACTACTGCTCCTACTTATGTCTGTACGATAGATCGTTTAGATTTCTCGACAGAAACAGTATCAGTTCCATCACCAAAATTGTCTCAAGCAAAAGATCAATCAACAGGAGTCCAAGTCAATCGTCAGCAAATCTTCAGAGGTTCTCCTAAGTTTACTAACTGGCCTGAGAGTGCTAATGTTGGTTATTTTGGTGGTGGTGATATTCCAGCTGGACCTAATCCAGTTACTACATTTGATCGTTTAGATTTATCCACAGAAACAATAACTACACCACAAACTAAAATATCCCCAGCAAGATATAGTTTGGATGTAACATCAAGCAGTTCTTATGGATACTTTGCCGGTGGTGCTAGTTCTCCTAGTGTTTTTTATTGCACCATAGATCGTTTAGATTTTTCATCAGAAACAATATTATATCCAACATCTAAGTTATCTAAAGCAGCAATTGTAAATGCAGTTTCAAGTGATTTTTATGGATATTATGCAGGTGGGGGACCAGAAACTGGAGCTACTTTTTCTAATATTAACCGTCTAGATTTCTCTACAGAAACCGTAACGACACCGACATCTTATTTAAGTTCCGCAAAAAATAAGTTTGCATCAGCTTCAAATGCTTTTTATGGATACTTTGGTGGTGGTGTTTCCCCCACTACTCTTTTTTCTACCATCGACCGTTTAGATTTTTCAACAGAAATAGTATCAACACTAACCTCTAGGTTATCTCAAGTAAAAAATAGTTTAGGAGCAGTTTCAAGTAGTTCTTATGGATATTTTGGTGGTGGTTATACTCCCACTCCTGTTTCCACCATAGACCGTTTAGATTTTACTACAGAAACAGTAACTACAACATCAACTAAGTTATCTTCAATAAGAGTTAAATCCAAAGGAGCAGTTTCAAGTAATTCTTATGGTTACTTTGGTGGAGGAAGAACACCTGGATTCACCTCCACCATAGACCGTTTAGATTTTTCTACAGAAACAGTATCAACACCAGGACCTAAATTATCTCAAGCAAGATCTGAAATAGGAGCAGTATCAGGAGCAAGAGGGACTCAAAGAGTTGGTTCTGCCACTTATGGTTATTGGGGTGGTGGTGGTACTCCTACTGATGTTTGTACTATAAACCGTTTAGATTTCTCTACCGAAACAGTATCAGTACCAGGACCTAAGTTATCTCAGGCAAGAACTGGTCTTAAAGCATTTTCAAGCACTCTTTATGGTTATTTTGGTGGAGGATTTACTCTAAGTAATATTTCTACAATCGATCGTTTAGATTTTATTACAGAAACAGTGTCAGTACCAACACCTAAATTATCTATAGCAAGAAATAACATATCAGCAACATCAAGTAGTTCTTATGGTTATTTTGGTGGTGGTAGTACTCCTACTCTTGTTTCTACAATCGATCGTTTAGATTTTATTACAGAAACAGTGTCAGTACCAACACCTAAATTATCTAAGGTAAGAAATGGTTTAGTAGCAACTTCAAGTAGTTCTTTTGGATACTTTGCTGGTGGGGCTACTCCTATTATTGATTGTACCATAGACCGTTTAGATTTTTCTACAGAAACAGTAACACCTGTATCAAGTACATTATCTGCAGCAAAAAGAAATTTAGCGGGGACATCAAGTAATTCTTATGGTTACTTTGGTGGTGGACTACTAGCGCCAGCAACAATAAATGCTTCCACTATTGACCGTTTAGATTTCTCTACAGAAACCGTAAGTACTCCAACACCTAAGTTATCTCAAGAAAAAAGTAGTTTAGTAGCAACATCAAGTAGTTCTTATGGTTATTTTGGTGGTGGTAGTACTCCTACTCTTGTTTCTACAATCGATCGTTTAGATTTCTTTACAGAAACAGTATCAGTCCCATCACAAAAACTTACTCAAGCAAGAGATCAATTAGCAGCAGTCTCAAACGCAAACTAAATAAGGTAACTATATCATTATTGATATGAATGATTTATTATCCAATATTTTAATTCAACCAAAAGTAGTCACAAAGGAAAACTGTAAATATCTGCTTGATTTTGCTAATCAAGCAGATATGGAACAGATGGGAGTATTTGATCCTGATAAAACAAATCTTACAAAAAAATCAGAACATAAAGTAGATAAGACATCTAGAGATGTAAAGTGTGCTGATATAACTCCTATTCTTCCTCAAGTTCATGATTTGATGAAGAATATCATCGATCATGTTATTAATCCTTTTTATAATTTTAAGATTCGTGATAGTGAAATGCCTCAACTTCTTTACTATGAAAAAGGAGGGCACTATAAACCTCATTATGATGCAGAAGCACTTTGGACGAATCCTGATGGAACAACAATGTGGAAGAAGAGTGTAGATCGGGATCTTTCTACGGTTCTTTTTCTCAACGATGATTTTGAGGGTGGTTATTTTTCTTTTCCAGATCTAAGAATCAAAATCAAACCAGAACCAGGACTTCTTGTTTGTTTTCCTTCTTCTAGATGGTTTAAGCACTGCGTAGAACCTGTACTTTCAGGTAAGAGATATACTTTAGTAACTTGGATGAGAGTTCAAGGGTTTAAAACAAAAGAAGAGCAAGATAAAGAAATAGAACAGAAGTATGGAATTAAGGTTCCATAAATATCAAGAAAGTATCTCAAAATAAGAAATGACTCAACTTATAAAACATTATTTGGTCGATAGAGATAATCCAGAAGTTTTTGCAACAACAGCAGAACAATTCTCAAGACCAATGTTCGGTACAATTGGTCCAAATATTGAAGGTCTTGAAGTAGTTCATGCATTAAGTGATGTAAATGGTATTACATTCTTTCTTTCCAACTGTCCTGATACTACTACGATTAATGAAGTAGAGGGTCTTGCAATCCTTACGCAACAACAATGGGATGATGAAATCGCAGCATATGATACAAGACAAGGAACAAAACGTTTAAATCTTGTTCGTAAGTACAGAGATCAACTTCTTTCTCAAACTGATTGGATTGTAATCAAAGCAAAAGAGCAAGGAACTAATCTTACAACTGCATTTAAGGATTGGAGACAATCTCTTCGTGATCTTCCTGCAGCACCAACCTTTCCAACTGAACTTCCTGCACCTCCAGCAAATGTATCAATAGATCAAGCAATTTATGATGCTTATGTTGCAGATATTAGAACTGTTCCAATGATTAATGATCCACTTCCTCCAGTATAATAATTCAATAAGGTTTAGTCATATTTAATAAATGATAACACTTATCGTTACGGTCAAATGCGTAATCCACGTATTGACCGTTTTTTCTTACAAAGTGTAGGAATAATTGCATAAAACGATCATTATCGTGAGTTCTTAGAGGACTTCTCCAGTGCTCTACTTGAGTTCCAAGATACGCAACTCCATGTCCTACAGGTGTTACAACTGCTCTATTCTTACCTTCTAAATCTTTGAGTTTAATCGGCCAAGCAGCATCACCGCAAATATTCATTGTGACTGAGACTTCACAGGAAGGTCGGTCAGTATGACAGTTCATCCAACCACCTTTATGGTAAGTCGTAGAGAACCAATAAGTCGGCAGAAGTTCTTCACCAAGCAACTCCTCAAGTATTGGTTTGACTCTCCACATAATATAAGTACAGGTTGGTGGAGCATAACAAGTTAACACTCTTCCTCTTTCTGGATCGTGATGTCCTTTAAGACTTCCAAGTTCTCTTACTGCACCACAGAGGTTTTTATATTTAATCTCCAATGCTTCTTCTTTGCTGATAATATTGGGAAGATAGTACCACCCCTTTTTAGCAAACGTACTCATACTTATAGTTATTCTGCAGTATTTATTCTATCATAAATACTTAAAAATCTAAAAAAAGATGGCAGTTCCAGCAGTTAATATTGTTGTAGAACAGGGAACCGATTACGAAGAAGTCTTTACTGTTAATAATCCTGATGGAAGTCCGTTAGATTTAACAGGACATACTGGTGTAGCAAAAATTCGTAAGTTTCCTGAATCAACCACATCAACTTCATTTAATGTTGGTATTGTATCTGCTGCAGGGCAAGTTGTAGTATCTCTTGCAAATACAGTTTCTGATGATTTGAAAGCAGGAAGATATTATTATGATGTGATTATCATCTCCTCTCAAGGAAAGAAAACCAAAGTTGTTGATGGGATGGTGCTTGTAAATCCTAGTGAGTCAATCTAATGCCTTCAGTTTCTCTTGGAAGTACCAGTTATAACGTTACTGTAGGTTACAAACCTTCTCTTAAACTTACGAGAGAGGCTGGAAGTCTGCAAGGTCTTCAGGGTACTCAAGGTCCTTTAAGCAACTTTCAAGGAACTCAAGGTCATCAAGGATCTCAAGGTCTTCAGGGAAGACAAGGATCTCAAGGTCTTCAGGGGATTCAAGGAACAATTGGTATTCAAGGGCATCAGGGTACTCAAGGTCTTCAGGGAAGACAGGGTACTCAAGGAAGACAGGGATCTCAAGGACTTCAAGGAACCCAAGGAACTCAAGGTAATCAAGGTCTTCAGGGTCTTCAGGGTTTAAGTAATCAAGGAACTCAAGGAACTCAAGGTTTACAAGGAACACAAGGAAGACAAGGAACTCAGGGACTTCAAGGAACTCAAGGTCTTCAGGGCACTCAAGGTCTTCAGGGAACTCAAGGTCTTCAAGGTACACAAGGACTTCAAGGAGTTCAAGGTCGTCAAGGCACTCAAGGTCTTCAAGGAAGACAAGGAACCCAAGGACTTCAAGGTACTCAAGGAACTCAAGGTCTTCAGGGAACCCAAGGTACACAAGGACTTCAAGGCACTCAAGGTCTTCAAGGAAGACAAGGAACTCAAGGACTTCAAGGTACTCAAGGAACACAAGGACTTCAAGGTACACAAGGACTTCAAGGTACACAAGGTCTTCAGGGAACTCAAGGACTTTCTATTCAAGGAACCCAAGGTCTTCAGGGTCTTCAAGGAAGGCAAGGAACTCAAGGACTTCAAGGAACTCAAGGTCTTTCTATTCAAGGAACCCAAGGTCTTCAGGGTCTTCAGGGAACACAAGGTCGTCAAGGATTACAAGGAACTAGAGGTCTTCAAGGAGATCAAGGAATTCAGGGTCTTCAAGGAACACAAGGTTCTCAGGGTCTTCAAGGAACTCAAGGAATACAGGGGCAAAGAGGAATTCAAGGAAGAGAAGGTCTTCAAGGTCTTCAAGGCGATCAAGGTATTCAGGGTTTAAGTAACCAAGGGGTTCAAGGTCTTCAGGGCGAAAGAGGATCTCAGGGAAGACAAGGAGTACAAGGAACTCAAGGTCTACAGGGTCTTCAGGGAACTCAAGGTCTACAAGGTCTTCAGGGAACTCAGGGGAGACAAGGTACACAAGGTCTCCAAGGAGTTCAGGGTCTCCAAGGAGTTCAGGGTCTTCAGGGCCTTCAAGGAACTCAAGGAACTCAAGGTCTTCAAGGAGTTCAGGGAACATCAGGTAAAGATGGAAACTTTGGTGGTGCCACTTTTGATTATACTTTTAGCACAGATACTACAAATTCTGATCCAGGTATTGGGTACTTAAAGTTTAATAATTTAGATCTTTCTCTTGCACTTGAACTTTATATTGATGATCAAAATGACGGTTCTACTGATATCCAATCTTTCCTAAGAACAATTGATGATAGTACATCAACAATTAAAGGACACTTTAGAATATCCAATAAATTTGACAGTTCTGATTTTGCACTCTTCACAATATCTTCGATTACAGAACTGAGTGGTTATTTCCAGGTCTTCTGTGCTTATGTTTCTGGAAGCACCACAGCATTTAGTAATAATGAAGATGTTATTATTACATTTGCAAGAACTGGTGATAAAGGAGATACTGGTTCACAAGGTTCTCAAGGAGTTCAGGGTCCACAAGGTTTACAAGGTACTCAAGGTCTTCAGGGTCAAACAGGAACATCTCTCAATATTATTGGTTCTCTTGCTCTTACTCCAGGAAACGAGCAATCTGAATTAAATGCGGCATTCCCATCAGCAGGTGCCGGTGATGGTGTTATTGATACAAATACAGGAAACTTATGGATTTATGATACTGTTTCTTGGACGAATGTAGGAAATATTCGTGGACCTCAAGGATCACAGGGTCTTCAAGGTCTGCAAGGTCTTCAAGGATCTGGGTCTCAAGGTCTCCAGGGTACTCAAGGTCTCCAGGGTACTCAAGGTCTTCAAGGAATAACTGGTGATAGTTATTGGGTTAAAACTAGTGTTGGTATTCATACATTATCTTATGTTGGTATTGGCACTACAAATCCAACAGAACAATTAACTGTTTTAGGTTCTGTTGGCATTGGTGGAAGTTTAATTTTTAATGATACTGCAGGAATTTCTACAGTCATTGTTGCAATTGGAACTGAAAGATTTTTACAAAATATTATTATAGATTGCGGAGAATATTAATTATAAATATCTAAAACCCCCGATAAATATTGGGTTGTTTTACGGTATATACCACCATCTTAAGTGAATGATAAATACCAATCCTATCGTCAGGATTAGAAGATCCGCAGTTCCCGGTAAGAAACCAACAGTAAACCAGTTACTAACTGGAGAACTTGGACTTAATACTTATGATGGTGATTTGTATTCCGTAAGAAGTCGTGCAGGCATCGGAACAGATATTGTAAATCTGGGTGCCGGAGCAACGGTTACTAATATTTTATATGTCACTCAAGATGGAAACGACACCAATACAGGAAGAAAACTTGGAGACGCAAAACGAACAGTCGGAGCAGCTCTCTCAGCAGCAACAACAGGAACAGTTATTAAAGTTAGTGCTGGATCTTATGTAGAAAATAATCCATTAATACTTCCAACTCAAGTTTCGATCGTAGGAGATAGTTTAAGAGAGGTATCAGTATCTCCTCAAAATGCAAATGAAGATTTATTTTATGTTCTTGAAGGTAATTATGTTGCAGAAATGTCTTTTACTGGAACTTTGAATCCAGGAAAAGCAATATTTGCATTTAATCCAAATCAAGTAGGATATTCAAGCCAATCACCATATATTCAAAATTGCACGAATTTTATTCCAAATAGTATTGGTCTCAAAATTGATGGTTCAAAATGTATTGGACCATTAAAATCAATGGTTCTTGATTCTTATACTCAATATAATCAAGGTGGTATTGGGTGTTCTATTACAAATGAAGGATACGCACAGTTAGTTTCCCTCTTTACTATTTGCGACGAAATCGCAGTTTATTGTGGTTCTGGTTCTGCTTGCGATTTAACTAACTCCAATTCTTCTTTTGGAAATTATGGACTAGTGGCAGATAGTGTTGGTCCTTTAAAATATACAGGTATTGTAACGGCATCTGCAGCAGAAAATGCAGATACTTTTGTTCTTGATTTAAATGTTCCAACTCTGAATGTTACGAATGCACTTTATGATAATGTAACTGGACTTACAACAATTACTGTAGGTTCAAATCATAACTTTAATGTTGGAATGGGTGTTTCAATTGCTGGACTTGCATTTACTTGCTCTTCTGGTCCAGGAATTGTAACTTATCCATCAGGTAATAAAGGTTATATTTTTGAGGTTGCTGGTGTTCCATCACCAACTTCCTTTGAAGTTTATGTTGGAGTTTCTACTCTTTCGCATACATATCAATCTGGTGGAACTGCAAAAATAAATGTAGTCAGACCTTTTGACGGACAAGTCATTTATTTTGATACACTTTATTATAGTGTAGAAAGTATTACAGTAGGTTCTGGTGGAACTGGATATACTGGAAATGCAGATCTAACGATTGGAAATCCATCTACACCTTGGGGTATTCCCGCAACTGCTGTTGCTGAGGTAAAAGATGGTTCTATTGTTTCCGTCGAAATGATTTCAAATGGAAGAGGATATACTTCAACTCCTACAGTAACTTTTAGCTCTCCTGATGTTGGAATAAATACTGCAACAGGTACTGCAAATTTAATTCCAACTTATTATGTAATTCAAAATTCAACACCTGTTTCTGCTGGAATTTGTACGATTACAATTACTGATAATGTTCCCTATGCAGTTGGAGTTGGTACTACTGTTCCTTTCTTCAAACAAAGTAGAGTTCTTGCATCAGGACATTCTCTTGAATATATTGGATCTGGAACAAATATTGCAACT